TCAGGCGTCCTGGCGAAGCCCGATGGCAGCGTCTTCACGCAGACGTCGACCGCGACGCCTCACCACGGCGTCGCCATAGCGCTGAATCGGATCGGCCAGCGTGCGCTTGACGAAGAATGCAAAGCAGGTCAGCACCGCCAGCATCAGCGCAATGTACAACGGTCCCGGCAGCGCCAGATCGCCCGCGCCGAAGCCCAGCCGCTCGGCGAGGGCAAACACCGACGGATGGGCCAGGAAGACGATGTAGCCGATCCCACCGAGCGGCGCGAGCCAGCGCAGCCGGATACCGGCGATGCGACTCGCACCAAGGAACACGGCGAGGGCCACGCTGTAACTGATGAAGTAGCGATACCAGGTCTCGCCGAATCCGGTATCGCGCGAATAGGCGAGCACGCAGATCGGTAGCAGGAACAGATAGAACGCCACCACCGCGATACGTGCGTAACGCCCGGTTACGGGACATCGGCCGTTATCGGACGCCCGCCATAGCGCGCCGAGGAAACATACGCTCAGCATCAGCGGCAAGGCCACCGGCAGCTTTAACTGGAGCTTGTAGCGCATGGCGGCGAGCAGCAGCGTGAAAACGTATTGCGCCAGCAGAAAGAACAGATCTCGCCGTACCGAGCCCCCCAGGCGCAGCGCGAACAGCAGGATGCAGAGCACGTAGAAGGCGATCTCGATCTGCAATGTCCAATACAGGCCGATGACGTTCTCGACGAAGACGAACCCCTGCAGCATCGTCGCGTTGATGGCGATGACCGCAAGGCTGAACGCCTTTGCCGGATCATCCCAGGGAAACATCACCCCGAGGATCAGCGACAGCCAGTACAGCGGAAAGAGCCGGAAGAAGCGCTGATAGGCGAACGCCGTGATTGGCCGCTCGTATCGGCCGCGGCTCTTGTACAACGCGGCCATGACGAAATAGCCGCTCAGCGCGAACAGCACCAGTACGCTGACCTTGCCAACATCCAGTACAGCCTTGGTGAAAAGAAACAACTGGGCGCCCATCTCGTCGAGCTGGCCGTCACGCTTCATTTTTGCAATCAGATGGGAATAGGCGACGCACAATGCCGCTACGCCGCGCAGGGCATCGAGACCGATTAGTCGGGACATGTCTGCTGCTCACTTTGGCCGGAGAGGGATAAATGTCGCCAGAGTTACTGCAGAAACTGACGCGAGAGTGCACACGCAAGCGCTCGCCGCCGCAGCGGATCGACGGCAGCCGGGACGATGGCGAGACGGGAGCGGCGATCAGGCAGGCTACCGCGACAGGCACTGGGCGCCTGGGTAGATGCGAGATCGGAAGGAATCGAACGGCAGAACGCAGGCTGCGCAACAGCGCACTGCAGCCATCCAACGGGGCTGAGTTATCAGACAGTGCCGGTTCGCTTGTCAACGCATTCCGGCGGCCGCCCGACAGATGACATGCCGGCGCCTGCGAGGCGCGATAGACAGGCGAGCGACCTGCTGACTGCCACGGCTGCGTGTTAACCTTGCCGGTTTTCAGCGGCGCCCTCGTTTCCGTTCGGCAGCTGACCCGCTGCCAATGCCTGCGCCCTCAACGAACCACACCCACGCCGATGACCAAGTCCAACGCCGATCTCTCCGCCCATACGCCCATGATGCAACAGTAGCGGAAGAATCAGGCGCAAGGACGCACAGAACAAGGCCTGCAGCGGTTCACTGTCTAAAACTCAACTGCTACATAGCGCCTCTACAGGCCAGAAACTACGCGGGACGCTGACCTAGTATTAGACAGCATTCCGCCCCCTCTCAGCCCGTCCGGGCAACCCAATCCCCCTTCTCGATAAACCTGATCCGGTACGCCTCACGCTCTGCTGCGGACATGAACTCCCATGCGAAGTCTTCCTCACGCGGACCACCTTCGCATTGCCCGTACCGATACCAGCCGCCCACGCGCAGCCCGGAGTACATCAGGTTCCGCTTGATGACTCCGACGCCGAGGGTTTCCAGCATCTCGCGGAACAGTTCGTCGGCTTCGGCGCGGCTGACCTGCTGACTGCAGTAAAGCCAGTCATGCACGACGCCCGCCGCACGGTGATCCAGGCTGTCAAACAGCGGATCGACCAGCCAGGGTATCGACGCCAGATCAGTGACAAACCAGCGCGGCACGGTGTAATCAATGCCGGCTTTCGAGTGATACCGGAACGGCTCAAGCAGCACCCACTCGCCTTTCGCATAGGCACGCAGATCCAGCGCGCCGGAGAACCATGCGTCACTCATAGCATTCAACCCTCACGCGATGCGGGGCCGTCCGCGTATCCATCACAGCACGATAGGCCGCACGGTCTACGGCTGGCTTGCCGCAGTAGTACGAGGCGAGCGAGGCGGCGCAGCCTTGGAGGGTGAGCAGCAGGCAGGCGGCAACAATGATGCGGATCATGCGAGGACTCCCCCGGCTTTTGAGTAGGCGGCCAGCAGTGGGCCGATGGCGTGTTCGTGTTGGCCGTACCCAGCGCCGGGCAAAGACGCCCACCGGCTGCGGCATTTGTTGATGGCGTCGGCAATGCGCCCGGCCTTGATGTCGTCTAGCGCCCGGCATTCTCGGATCAGTTGAAGCGCAATCCGGTCCTGGCTTTCGGGACCAAAGTCGGGCAACCCTAGCGTCCGCTTGTAGTGGTCGTAGAAGCGCGACAGGATCTGGTACCGGCCGGCGGCCGTGGACTTGATACCAAGCTTTGGGAGCGGCACGAGCCGGCGCGGGTGATCGGCATAGCCATCGAACAGCGCACCGCCCACTACCACGTCATACCCGCGATCGCGTGTCGGCTGCCGGCCGTTGTCGGTGCCCTCGGACCATGCGAGCAGATCAAGAAAGGCGAGCACGTTCTCGCCGCCCGCTTGGGCAGCTGTGAGTTGCGGCATGGGAAACTCCAGGCAAAGAAAAACCCGCCGAAGCGGGTCTGTGTGTCGCGGATGGATCAGGCAGGCCAGCCTTGTTCGAGCATTTCGGGCGTGAACGTGCCAGCCTCCAGTGCGTCGAGCAGTTCGGCCTCCCGGTTAAAGCAGGCTTGGACGTGAGCCCGCGCAGCCGTGGCCACGCCTATGATCTGCTCGGCAGTCAGATCGACAAACCCGTCAGGCGTTTTCCAGCGCAGCGCATACGAGGGATCGAGCATGGCCTGAACCGTTGCGCCCGTAATCAACGCCTGGCTGTCGCGCCCGGTATCGATACGCATGCCGCCAATGTCGATACCGGCCACCTCGGCCCGCCATCGGCGGTCGGCGATCTGCTGCACAAGTCCGGTGCGCTGCTGCCCCTCTCTCTCAACCTCCCGCTCAGCCAGCAGCCTGTCGCGCTCTTCCGCCGAATACTTCTCGACAACTTGCCATTGTTGCAGCCAACTTCCGTCAGCCTGTTTAACGGGTGCAACTTCCTCGACGCTTTCGATTAGCTCGTCAGCGATTGGCTTATCCGAAGTCTTATATGGCTCGAACCCAAATTGAAGAACATCCTCATTTACCATCGGCGACGGGAATGAAACATGGCTAAACGCCGAGCGGATTTGAAAGGCTTGAACCGGCCATTCGACGGGCGTGTTGTTTTCGATCTTGACGTACATATCAGCCCCTTAATCCACGTAGAACCATTCGACTACTAGACCGCCGGAGCCGCCGCCCGACACAACTGGGCCGGCGAGTGCGCCGCTGTCGTTGGTAAAATAGCCAGCAGAACCACCGCCACCCATTTCGCCGCCGCCACTAATCGCTACCGTGGCGCCTCCGCCGCTGAGGGGCAGCAGCGAGTCAGAAGCAAGGCCCCATACAAGTCCGCCACTATTTCTCTCATCAGAAGAGAGTGCTTTTCGTGATCCAGATGCCGCGCCAGTTCCGGCCCCGCCGCACAAAAAACGAGCAGATAAGATCCCATGTATGCCGCCCGCGCCGCCGCCCGCGCCCCACCCAGTCCCACTGAATCCACCGCTTTCGGGGTTAGTTGTGGTGGCTGTTCTTCGCCCGCCTCTTCCGCCGCCACCGTTCGGTCCAGCTGCCCCGCTCCCCGACGAGACAATGCTATCCGTGCTGGTGGTATATGCATGAAGTATCGCCCCCGCTCTGAAGTTGTAATCTCCAGTGTTCGGCATGGGCGCAAATGCGCTAGAACTGCTCGCAATCAAACTGCCGCCTGGCCCGCCTGGGCCAATTAATGTTGTAGAACCAAAACTTGCGGTCGTATCCCCTCCAGCTTTTCCGGTCGCGCCTATTGCGGGGGCGATTCCGCCATCGCCGATTGTGTAGTCAATAGGCTGTGCCAAAACTATTTTTGACGCAGCGCAGCCACCGCCAAAGCCGCCATGCACCGCCCGCGTTGTCGCGTTTATGGTTTGCGCGAATCCGCTGCCGCCCGCTCCAATCACCGCCACCCGCATCGCCCTCGCACCTGTAGGCGGATTCAGCGTGCCGCTACCGCTCACAATTCTCGTAAAAGTTGACCGCGTAAACATAATCTCGTCTCCTGCTGCGCCCAACAAAAGGGCTTGGCTTATCTGGTCCATATAACCGCCTTAGTTGGTGTAATTGGTGAGCGCAGCGCCTCGCCAACGAGTGCCACCGTCATCTGTTACAAAGATGAAGATGTGCGTTTTGCCCGTTGTAAGCGTGGGCGCAGTGCCGCCCGGCCATTGCACAGAAGCGGGCCAGGTTACAGTTCCGCCTGTATGAGTAAGTTCGAGCGTGCAACTGTAAGCGCGCGATGCCGGCACGTTGCTAAATGTGAAAGTCGAGTTAACAGATATCGTGCGGGTGAAGTAATTTCCGAGAGAGCAGTCGAGTGTGTTGGCTGTTAGCGCAACAACAACGCTGTTGTAAATCCCGCCATCAATAGTTTTGTTTGTGAGGGTCTCAGTGCCATCCTGAGTAGCAACACCGCCAGCGCTCAAATCCTCGACTGTTACGACACCTGATTTGCTGGCAACACTCACAACTGGACCATCCGTAATGGATGCGAGCGCATCGGCCACGGCCTGGGCGTCTTCGGCTACCCGATCGGCGTCAGCGGCAACCTGGAGCGTGTTGGCGGCAACCTCATCAGCGCGGGCAACGACGGTTGCCGTGTTATCGGCAACGGTCGCGGCATTGGTGGCGACCTCGGCGCGGTCGGCCTCTGCCGCTGCCTCGCTCGCTGCGGCAGCCTGGGCACTGGCGTCCGCGTCGATGGCGCGTTGATCAACGAACGCAGCTGAGGCATTCGTCTCTGTCACGAACTGCGGCAGGGACGCAGCGAATGCGTCAGCCTTGGCAGCGAAGTCGGCCGGCGCGTCCGAGCGAATCGGGGGCGTGGGTATGGGTGTAATGATTGGCGCTGCCATTAGGTCAAGCCCTCAACGGTGATAGAGGCATCCGAGACGGAAGGCCCGGAAATGGAAATCTGAAAGTCGCGGTAGTAGCCGAACAGGAATGTGCTTTCGTAACCTTCGGCGCCGATCCAGACGACCGGCTGGGCGCGGAGGCTGGCGAGCATCCGCTGAACCCGGCCAATCTGCGGCGTCTCCACCACAACATCGAACTCAGCGCGCTTGCTGAACGAGCGCTCAACCACAACCGAATTGCCGAAGGCGTCTGTCTCCTTGCGGCTGTAATCAGTGATCCCGACGCCCGAGCCGTAGACGGCCACGCCCAGCTCTGCCTGGCGCCCCATGACGAGGTGCCCGACTGCTGCGGTATCGCTGGCGTTGTCGATCGTTACGGACAGGGTGGCGGTGCCGTAGGCCGGGAGGTCCAGCAATACGAAGTCGGTCTGCCTGCCGATAGGGCTGAAGAACCACTCGTACCAGTTCGACACGCCGGCATCGACCAGGGAGACCGTACGCTGATAGACGACTCCCTCTGACGGATCGGTGAGCGTGACCGTTGCCGACCGACCTAGCAGGTTGAACAGCGCCACGGAGTTGATCACCGCGCCCGGTTGCAGCTCTACCGCAATGCTGCCCGCCTGCTCAGTGAGCGAGCCCACCTTGTCATCGAACATCCGCCAACGGTTGTCAGCCCCAAGGTCTAGCCACTTCGGAGGGTCGCTGGTGTCCGTCTCCGGGTTGGCCCCGGTATGGGCGACGAGCGCCTCGTAGTTCCGGTGGTTGTACATTGCCTTGTCGCCCACCACATAGGCGGTCGCTGCATCCCATGCCGTGAAGTCATCCTCGGGCACGTTGCTACTGGTCAGGATGGCCGGCGTGATTTCCACCGGCCGAATGATCCTCATGCTGTCGCCCTCTCAGTCGGCAAGCCGTCGTAATCCCAGCGCTCAAGGAACTCGACGCGCTTGGCTGTTTGCATGGTGTGTTTGGCTACGCTGCGGAGGGCGTCAGTCATGCCGGCCATATCAGCTCGCAGGGCGCGAACCTCTTTCGCGGCATCGCCGCCCCCGCCGAGCATTGCCGCCGTCTGGCTGGCGTTGTAGATGCGGCTCGGGCCTGTTACCTCCAGCTCAGGACCGTTTTCGCCGACCAGGCGCAAGCCGCCCGAGTGGAAGCCGCCAGCCGCGAATCCGGGGATGCCCAGATACTTTGCCGCGTTCTTCTTGCTCGCCTCGATATCGGCCTGACTGACAGCGCCTGTGTAACTGCCTGAGTCGAAGTTGATAGCGCCCTGCGCCAGTTGCTGCTTGAGTTGCGCCTGGGTCAGCTCTCCTCTCGCTAGCTTGTCGGTCCAGAACTGCAGGCCGTCCGCGTCTGCTGTGCGCCCCAGCACCTCGACATAGGCCGAGGCGACAGACTGGCTATTGGTTTTAGGCGTGGACTGCGCAACGCTGGCGGCCTTCTGGAAGTTGGCCAGCGCACGGCCCACCGACAGAACGCTGCTGTCGATGCCCTGCAGAATGTCCATCTGCCGCTGGGCATCGGCCAGCATCTGGTCGAAGTAGGCGGTGCTCTCGGCGTGCTGCAGGGCGAGCTGCTGGATCTGGGTATCGGATGCCGTCTGCTGCGCTGTAACCAGGCTGCTTTCGAACAGCGCGACAGCATCACCGACCGCCAGTACCGCGTTGTCGATGCCCAGCAGCGCGTCATACTGCGACTGCGCCGAGGCCAGCATTTCGCCGAGCGAGGCGGATTGCTCCTCCAGGCTCTTGGCAATCTGCTCGTCAACCGACAACTGCGCGTCAGTCAGCCCGGCCAGCTCGTTGATGTCGTTCGCTGTGCGCCAGTAGTCGCGGGCATATTCCTCGAACGAGGCGAACCCGTCGGTATCACTGTTGCTTAGCTCTCTCAGCGCGTCGGACAGGTCCAAGCCCTGGAGTGAGCCGCCAGAACGGGCTAGGGCAAGCGCCGACGAAATCTGGCCTTTAGCCTGATCGCGGCGCATCCGGTCGAACTGCTCAGACTCCAAGCGCATCGAGCGAAGGCCGCTGCGCAGGCTGTCGGACAGATCCGCCAGCTCCGAGACGCGATCAAGCGCGGCCTCTTGCTCGGTGCGCAGCCGGTCCTGCTCAGCCTCGACCGCGGTGCGCAAACGCCCGATGGCAGAGCCAACCGCATCGCGCGCCGCATTGATTACGCCGATCTTTGCGTTGTACTCGTCATCTAGCGCTCTTCGCTCGGCCGCTACCGATTGCTGCAGGCGCACAAAAGCGTACTGCGCAGCGTTGACCGCGGCGATGTATCCCTCTGCCACGGCCTGCTCTGCCGCCGCCGCCTCTGCCACGGCCTGCGCTGCCTTCTGCTCGATGATGCTGTAGTACTGCGCAGCCTGGCCGCTCAGCGCCATCAGCGTGGCGAACATCTCGCGGCCCGCTTCCGTGGTCAGGTCGATATCCTCGACCATGGCCCGGTAGGCCTCGCGCGACGAAACCAGCTCCACGTCCGCAGCCTCGAAAGCCCGCGTGATGGAGTCGATGGTGTCCTCGATCTTCTCGGCTTCGCTGAAGAACGCGCCGTAGTAGGTCGCCGAGTTGGCCGCCAGCGCATCCAGCCCACCAGCCGCTGCAGACAGCGCCTCGGCCAGCTTGCCGCCCGCAACGCTCGCGTCGTACATGCCCACGTCGAGATACCGCAGCACCTCGTTCACGCCCTGCAGGTTGCCCACGAAGGCCTGCATGCCTTCGAGGTCGAGGTCCAGGCCGGTGGCGAACACCTTGTTCAGCTCGGCCGTCATGGCATCGGCAGCGGAGCCGAACCATTCAGCAATGGCCTGCTGGATTTGCTCCTCGGTCTTACCCTTGGTGCTGATTTTGGTGCGCGCGAGTTGCAGGCCTGCGAGTGACGCCTCTTCCACGCTGTAGCTCAGCGACTCGAACAGGCCGGCGACCGTATCCTCCGTGGCGTCATATACCGACTGGAACCTGGCGGCAGTTTCATAGTCCAGCGCACTGAAACGCGTGCGCTTTTTGTTCGAACTGAACAGCCCGCCCTTTTTCTTCTGATATTCGTACTGTTGGCCGGTGAAATCGCCGCCCTGGACGCTAAACGCAAGGCCGGTGTCTTTGGTTTGCCAGTCGCCGCCGAACAGAGAGCCGCCCAGAGCACTGCCGAGCGCCCCGCCGATGATCCCGCCAATGCCCGGCAGCAGCATGTTGCCTAGCGCCGCGCCGCCCCAGCCGCCGAGCCCGCCAGCCGCCGCGCCTTTGAGCCCTGATTGGCCGTAGCCGTACAGCGCGCCACCGATGCCCGCCAGGCCTCCGATAGCGCCATTGAGAGCGCCTGACGAAAGCTGGTAGCTCAGTGGGGCGTATGTCATCCCGCCGCCGTTGAGCAGAGAGCCTACAACCTGCCCCGCCCCGGCATTGATGCCGGATAGTGCGCCGCCGTAATAGCCGCCAATGCCGCTTACTGCGCCACCGATGCCGCCCGACTGGAAGCCTGCCAGCGCAGCAGGCCCGACGCCTGTGATTGCGCTGTACGCCGTGCCAGCCATATTGGCGAGACCGCCAAGCCCGCCTCCGGCCGACGCAATCGCGCCCGCACCCCCGCCAATGCCCAGCGCCGCGCCGATCTGCAGCACGATAGGCCGGGTGATCGCCATGTGAGCCAGCTCAGCCAGCATCTGGCGGAACGCATTGGTCAGGGAGTTGCGGAACCCGTCGAACCCGTCACCGATGTTGCGCCAGGCGTCGGCAAAGGCCGAATCAACGCGGTCTAGCGCGCCTTCGGTCCACTTGGCCCAGTCGGAGGTGGCTTTGGAGTTCTCCTCATACTGTTTTTTCCGCTCAGCCATCAGCTGGGCATGACGCTCGGCGCTGATCTCTCCGCGAGCCAGCGCATCGTCTAGCCGCTCAACGTCCTTGCGGTACTGCTTGGTCGCCTTGCCTACAGGGTCGAGCTGGTCTTCGAGGCGCTCGAGTTCCTTGCGATACTCCTCGATTGCGTCGGCCGGGCCGGTTGCGTCGGCGCCCTCCATCGCGAAGTTGAGGCGGTCAATGGCCTTGGCTAGCTGGTCGCCGGAGAGGTACTTCTTGAGCAGGTCGATTTGTTCGTTGTACTTGCGCTGGGCGGCCTCGGCGGGGAAGAGGCCATCCATGAGAGATTGGAAGGCCACGGCCTGCTTGTCGGTTCTGCCTGCGACTTCGGCTGCTGCAGTGCCAAGCGCAGCGGTGCCAGTGCGGAAGGCTTCGATCTTGGGGGCGCTGGATGCTGCTGCTTCGCCTGTACGCCCGGCTGCTGCGCCAAGTTCATCGTAAGCCTTGAGCGCCTGCTGAATCTTGGCGATCTCGGCGTCAATCTCGGCGTCACTCTTGTAACTGGCAATGCCGTCCCGGCCGAAGAACACCAGCCGCCCGGCAGGACCGCTTTCGCGCATCTCTTGCAGGCGGGCCAGCTCATCTTCCAGTCGCACGCGGTCATCAGATGCGATGCCGTTAAAAGTCGCGGCCAGTTCTTCGGCCATCCACTTGACGACACCGACAGTCGTGGTCGCGGCCTCGGCAATAAAGCCAATGCCCTTGGCGACGCCTGTCCCCATGATCTGCGCGGCTTCGACGGTCGCCGGGTCGGACAGGATCTCCGCCACATCCATAATCGCTCGCGCGGTATCGGACGACGCGCCGCTGGTCTCATCCATCTTGCCGATGAGTTGCGTGAAGGAGTTGCCGACAGTCGTTAGCGCGCCAGAGATGTTCGGCGCCAGCTTCGCGAAAGCATTGTCCATCGCCTCGGACTGGCTCAGCAGTGCGCCGACAACCTGCTCGGCAGTCAGCTTGCCTTCGGCACCGAGGTTGCGCAGTTCGCCCACGGTTACATTCAGGCCGCGCGCGAGGGTTTGCGCGAGCGCCGGGGCGCCTTCGAGGACGGAGTTCAGTTCTTCGCCGCGCAGCGTGCCAGACGCGAACGCCTGGCCGAGCTGGGTCAGTGCGCCGGCCGCAGTTGCAGCAGAAGCGCCGGAGACCGCGAGCGACTTGCTGATCGTCTCGGTGACGCGGGCGACGCCTTCGCCCGTCAGGCCAAGCTGCTTCTGGTTGGTGGCGATGCGCTGGTAAAGCTCGGCAGTCTCGGTGAGCGGCTGCCGGCCTTCTTGGGCGACACGGAACACGGCCGCCTGAGCTGCCGCGAAAGCCCCGGCGCTGTCTGTGACCAGTCGGAGGCGGTTAGAGATAGACGTGTAGGCTTCAGTCGCTTGGTAGACCTCGCGCACGCTCAGCGCGGCAACGATGGACGCACCGACCTTGCCCGCCACATTGGACAGGCCGTTGAACTCTGCGCCGGCCTTCTTGGCCTGGTCGCCGATGCCTTTCAGGCCCAACTCGACCTTGCGCGCCTCGGTGACAAACTTGCCGTTGGCCTCGCGCAGCCTGCCCGCCGCATCGCGATAGATGCCGGCCGCCCTGGCTGCGCCGGTAAAGGAACCTTCCACGCCCTTGGCGGCTTTTTCCGCCTTGGCTCCTGCTCCATTGAGCTTGGCCAGATCGCTTTCGGCGCGGGCGACATCGCTGGTGTCGATCTGGATCGCTAGGCTGGCGATGTCTACCATGGTTTTCTCCAGGCATGAAAAAGCCCGCTCAGCGGCGGGCTCTTGGGTGTTTGAATGGCGCCGAGTGGCGCTTGTGGCTGCCTAGTCAGCGGAACCTGACCAGCTTGTCGATGGCGCGCGGGGTGCACTCTAGGATCAGGGTTGAACCGTCTGCGAATGCCACTTCAGCCAGGTTTCGCTTCTGCGTATAGAAGGAGCCCGCAATAGCGACCACGATGCCGGCAATCGCGCCGAACGGGCCGAGCAAGAATAGCCCGAGTAAGCCGAGCACGATCACACCAATGAAGGCGCCGAAGATACCGAAGCTGCGAGACGCATCCACCTTGGTCTGAACCGACACGACTTGCCCTGCCTCGTAATAAGCCTTTCGCGATCCCTCAACTACCAGCTGGTTGTTGCTGAGGAATGCGCTTCCTTTCAAGCCAAAAGACCCGCCAATTATCTTCATCCCCGCCCCTCCCTTTCAGAAAGGGCCAATGTAGCAGATGGCCACGCATAGCCGCTATTTGGCGCGCATCACTTCGAGCGCGGCGACCTCCATCACGCGCACGCCGGAAAATACCTCGTTCCGGTCGCGCTTCTTGATGCCCTGCAAGCGCATGACGGGCTCAAGGGCCGAGTAGTCCAGCCCGGTAGCTCCTGACATTCCCGTGCGCCACTGCGTCTGCATGGCGGCGAATACCTCGAAGGCGTCCCAGTTGTCCGGCCAGACCTCGACTTCAACCTCGAAGTCCTCGGCCGTGAACCCGAACGCCTCCATTTCGTCGTCAGCGGCCGCGCCCTGGTACAAGGCGCGAGCCGCGGCGATCAGTTTCCCCGGCGTGCCTGGGTGATCTCTGTGATGTAGGTGCCGAAGATCTCACGCGGGGCGCCTGCGAAGTTCTGGCAGAGCAGCTCGATCGACTCTTTGCCGAACGGGTCGTCCAGTTCCCAGCCCGCCAAGATGTCTTCCATCAGATCAACGTCCTTGCGTTTCTCGATGCCCTTCATCAGCTCGGCCAGCTGGTCGCGGGTGCGGTGCTTGAACTCGAAGTTCAGCTCGACGCTTTCGCCGCCGTGAACCGGGATTGCCACTTTGGCCTTGAAGGTAGGGGCAACCGCGAGTTTGAATTTAGCCATGGTGTGTGTTTCCTCTTCGGGGATTCGATAAAAAAGAGGGCGCCAGACCGTCTCCGGCGCCCTTTGCAGCAGGTTCTGCCAGATGGCTGTCAGTTACGCGGCGTAGCGCACCGGGCGCGACAGCAGCGAGAAGGTGCTGTTCACGGTGTCGACCTGGCCCTTGTTCTTGGTCGGCGTCTCGTTCAGGGAGACGTAGCCGTAGTAGTAAATCTTCGAGCCGTTCTTGTTCACCATCAGCAGCGGGCGGATGGCGCGAGCGTCGGCAGCTTTCTTCAGGGCCTGATAGCCGGCCAAGGTCGGGTCGTCACCGATCTCCATGGAGATGGACTGCGCCGAGTACATGGTCGGAATCTGGATCTCGAAGTCGGATTCGAGCGGACTCACGGTCGCGAACTGCTGCTCGCCGCCCGAAGTGCTGATGCCGATGATCTGGCTGACCTGAGTGAAGGCGGTCACCTTCATCGCGGTACCGCCAGAGGTGCCGACCGGGAAAGCGCTGGTGTCGCTGGTGTCCAGGCCTTCCAGCTCGAAGGTGCCGGAAGCAGCAGCGGCCACGCGGAACACGCGCTCGTTGGCTCGCTGCCAGCCGGTCTTGAGAACGATGATGTCGCCGTTGGCAAAGCCGTGACCGGAAGCGGTCGCGACAGCGGTTGCGGCATTGCTGATGCTGGTCACAGCGACCGGCGTGCCGAAGGTGGTGCCGAGGTGGATGGTAGTACCGTCGGGGATACTGAAGGCCACGATGTGTCTCCTTTTGCCGAACTTGCGGCAGTTGTGCGCCCGTTCGGGCAATAAAAAACCCGCACTAGGCGGGCTTATTGGTCATCTGTTGATTTATGTGTCGGCGCGGTATCGGAACGAGACCGGAACCGTGAAGTTGATGTCGTCATGGATGATCGGCCCCTGGGTTACCGGCGCCGAAACCTGAACAGCGAAGCTGCCGGAAGTTAGCCGCAGCGCCATCGGGAACAGCGCGTCCAACTCAGGGACCAGCGCCTCTGCAGCCCCGGTGCCTTTGCCGTTCGGCGCGATGATCGAGACCTGAAACACGCCTGTGAATGTGCGGCTCACGCCCTCGATGTCGATGCTGTCTGTGCCGGCCGGGAGCATGAAGGCCCGTAGATACATGCCGCTGGGCGGCGCGAACGACACGCCCTGCCACGCCACAGGCAAACCTTTTGTGGCCGCCCACGCTGCCAAGCGCTGCTGTAGCAGGCCGCGAATAGTTAGGTGCGACATAGGTCAGTCTCTGATCTTTGCCGCCTCGGCAGCGATGATGTTCTGAATGCGGGCCATCGTGATTCGCACCATCCCGTCCGGCGCCTGCTTCGACAGCCCTTCGTATTCAAGCAGGATGGCGTACGGCATCAGGTTAGAGATGTAGCCGGTCTCGCCAGCCTTGAACTGGATCACGTCTGATGCGATCTGCTGGACCGTTGCCGACCCGCTTTTATCCTCACGCCCGGTGCCGGACGACGCCGGGCCTACAGTGAACTGCCATTCGCCACGGAACCGCCCGGTATCCACAGGAGACAGGCGAACAACCGAGTTGCCAATGCTTATGGTCACAGCCCGATAGAACTCGGTCATGTTTCCACTGGCCTTCTCTGCGAATTCGCGCAGCTGTAACGAGAACGAACCTTTCATCGGCGGGCCTGCAGTTCGTATATGAGCGGAGTGCCGGCCGGGTTGATCTCCTTGATGTTGACGATGGTCCAGGTATGGCCGCCGACCACAGCCTTGGTCGTCAAGGTTGGCATCGTGAGTCCACTGGCTGACATGATCAGCTTCTTGTCGCCTTGCTGGATCAAGGAGCCAGGATGGTTCGATATCCCGGCACGCTCGCTTAGCGTGTAGTCCTGAAGGATGCCGCTACCTGTTTGCTCGGCAATCACCGGATCGGCAACGATGCCAGTCTCGGGATCGTACCCGCCAGGGACTTCATCGCGCAGGGTAATGGGCTGGCCGAACTGTTCTATCAACCGCAGAGCGGTCGAGGCCATGCGGTCATAGAACTGCGACATGTCACGCCCTCACGGCAAATAGGCCACGCTTGACCAGATAATCAGCGAACTGTGTCCGGCTAGGCCGGTCAGGCGCGGCCGGCAGCAGATAGCCCGACTTGTTCTCCGCGTACTGCACGTCGACGGCGCCCTCTACCCGCTCACGGATCACTGCGCCCTGTCGCTGGGCAGGCGGGTCTATGTCGTCAGCGTGAATCTCGGCAGCCAGCGCCATCTGGCCGTACTGGATGCGCGCCGGAATATAGGTCGACGGCAAGACTTCACCGTCTAGCTCGACATCAGCACGAGGCCACGCCAGAGCCTGCGCAGCGCTCGCCTTGCGGCCTTTCCAGCCCATGACCTGCATCTGCATTGCGGCGCGCCGGAGCAGCGATTCCTGGGCCTGCTCGGTGCCAGGAACAGCCACCCCGTAGTTCGCGGCATAGCTGACCAGCTCGGCGGCCGTGGCGTAGCTTTCGGCGTCGTCCTTCCCGGTTCCGTCTTCGATGATCAGCGTCATGCGTTATTCCTTGGGTGGTTCTTTGGCGGGCTTGCCAGGCTTGCCCTTGAAGCCGCGAGACTTCATCTCTTCGGCTACCTTTTCGTCTACGTCTACCTCTCCACTTGCCGGGACCGTGACCAGCACCCCGGCGAAGTGGTAGAGGCCGGGTTTTCCGACCACTACCATTTCGATTCCCCTTAGCCGATGTTGCGCAGGCGCGCCATGTGGGTCTTCGACTGACGCACTTCCATGCCGAAGTCACCGATGATGCGGGTACGCTCACCGTCCTGGCCGGGCTGGGTGGCGTCCAGAGTGCGCCAGTTGCCGGAGTCGGAAGCATTACCGTTGGCCATCGGGACGATGGAGATCATGCCGGCGTCGTAGATCACCAGCTCTTTGTCGTCGAGGTTGGTGTCGACCACGATGCGGTTGACGTTGCCGACCAACGGCAGATCGCTCGGCAGCTGCAGCACGGAGCCTTCGTCCGCGCTCCAGTCGGCCAGGCGCTGGCTATCGTAGTTGGCCGAAACCAGCTTGGACAGCTGACGGGCTTGCTTGATGCCGACGGCGATGGTGTTGGCGGTACCGCCGCGAGTCACGATCTCCGCGTTCAGTGCATTGATCGCATCGAGGGTCAGCACAGCGGCCGAGTTGTCGACGTTGATAGCGCCGGCCTGATCGAGGAAGAAGCGCAGGCCGCCAGTATAGCTGACGGGCTTGGTGCCGATGGTAGCGGTGGCGCGACGGCCACGGACCAGTGCGCGGTCCATCTGAATGGTCAGCTGGCGGATGCGCTCGGAAACCTGAAAGCTCAGGTCGTTGGTGTTGCCGAACTGGATGGTGGCCAGCGCGCGGCGGGAGAACTCGACGGCGGTGTCCATCGTCTGGAAGAAGTTCTCGACCGGATCAGGCTGGTAGATGCCGTCGTTCTCGGCGCCCGAGTTCTCTTCACGACCTACGGAGTCGATCACGAGGACGGTGCCGGAGGCGATGGTCGCGGCAGTGGTGCCACCGAAGCCGCGGGTCACGGTCAGGTTGTTGCCGGACACAGCGGTCACAAGCAGCACTTCATCCGAGCCAACCGGGGACACGGTCATGCCTGCGCGGAACTTGGTGCCGTCAGCCACTGCAACAGTGGTAGCGGCGGCCAGCGCTTCGGCGGTGGTCGGCGAGCTGGTAGCGTCGACGCGCATATCCAGCCAGGACAGCTTGTAGCCCTCGTATGGGACGCGAGCGGCGCCAAACTGCACGGTTTGCAGGATGCCGGTACGGTTGGAGCGCGCGATCTCGAACGCTTCGTTGATGACCTTGTCGTTCAGCAGAGCCGACAGCGACGAGGAGAGGTTTTCTTTAGCGGCCATTCTTAATTACCTTTGGTCAGGTGTGCGGAGATAAAACCAGCCACGTCGCCAGCCTTCTTGGCGGCTTCGGCCTTGGTGTTGCTGTCCGATGCAGCCCCGCTGCCCGGTTTGGCTCCGCCAGCCCCGCTGCCAGACGCCTTGCTGCCGACGATCAGCGGCGCAAAAGCCGGATCGTTGACGAATTCTGCTTTCAGTTCTTCCAGGGTCGCCGCGCTTGGCTTGCCGTTGGCGTCGAGAACGACGACAGTCGGCTGACCATCACGGATATCCATGCTTAGACGGGATTGGATGTGCGGCAGGAGAGCCTTGGCGCTGCCCTGTACGGCGAGTTCTGCGGCCAGGTCGGTGGCAGCACGGCCAACGGTCAGATTCTTGATCTGCCCCGCCAGTCCTTCGCGCTCGGCCAGCAGTTCCTGTTCGCGCTTGGTCAGCTTCTCTTTCCAGCTGTTCTCCAGCGCCTCAACGTCGCCAGCCTTGCGGGCGCGCTCTTCCTCGGCCTTCTTGGCTGCTTCCTCGGCCTCACGGGCTTTCGCCTTCGCTGCCTTGGATTCGCCGAGCAGTTCCTCGAGCTTTGCTTTCAGGCCCGACACGTCCTCGCCCTGCGGGATGCCGTTGACCTTGAGCTGGTACTTGCCGCCCTTCTCTTCATAAAAGCCGTGCAGGCCTTCATCCAGCCCTTCCAGGCTGTCGCGTTCAAAATCGAGCATGGTGTCTCCCGGAGACTAGGTTTGCCGGCCCTGCCGGCTAGATGCCTGCCCTACGGAACGCCTCGGGCTCAAGAGCCTTCATCTGTTCCAAGGTCAGTGGTTTGAATTGCCGATCCAACTGGAGCTCGGCGAAGCGCTCAGCGCTCAGCCCGCCGTCGCGGAACAGCTTTGCGCGCTCAGGGCCGAGCGCGATGTTCTGGAACTCTTGCGGCTGGCCCTTGAGCCAGCTGTAGTAGGTCTGGTCAGCGTCGACGTAACCGTCCTTGCTGGCCCGCGTGGCGCCTTCGTCGAGGAAGGCATAGCGGTCGTCCAGCTCGGCGGCGGTCGTGCTGCGGCAGCGGATGTGCGCGGGCGGTACCGGCCCCTTGCCCATCTTGAACACCCTTCCATCCAGCGACTTGCACTGTGCGGACGTGCGACCGTCGAGGGTGGAAACCCATCGGTAGCCGGTCACCACGTCACTGTTCGTCTTCCACGTCTCCATGCGCGCCACGCTGGCGACGTGCTGGATGCCGGTTCGAACGACCGCTTCGGCATTGCGCCGGGTGATCGCTATCAGGCCGTCGCTGTACTTCAGCGCCTTGGTGCCGCGGATGCGATTGATGATCTGCTGATTGGTCTCGCCCTGGACATAGCCCATCCGAATGGCGCCGGCTACCCGGTTACGCTCGGCCTGCGTCCAGTCAGCTATAAACGCCTCCAGTAGCTTGCCGCCATCCGGACCGGTCACGCTGAGCGGCTGAGCCTTCACAGCGGCCTGTATCGCTTTCACGGTCGGAGCCGCTGCGGTGATATTGACCAGCACCTGATCAAGCGACCTGGCCTCAAACTCGGCCTCGTAGGCGCCGATATCGAACAGGTCCAGCAGCAGCTGAGACGTGAACTCTCCGTGAATCTTGGCGAGCATCGCGTCGATCGACTTCAGCATCTGCTCAAGACGCGCACGACTGTAGTCGGTCAGTGTGTCGCGGCTCAGCCTGTCGCGCAGATCCTTGTCGATGCGCCGCAGGAAGGGGTCGATCTTCTCGACCTCTCCACTCTTGAGGCGCTCGAGCATCACGGCATTACGCGTTGCCGACTGGATCAGTAGTTCCGCCGTTGCCATCGTCGTCGTCCAGGTTCAGGCCAGACGTGCTGCTGGCAAGCTCTTCGCGGATCTCGTCATCCGACTTCTCGGCATCAATCAGTCCGTAACGGCGCAGCTGAGCCCACAGGTCGGCATCAGTGATCGCGCCGGCCTGCCAGGACTTGACCAGTTCGGCCAGAGTCTGCGGGTCAAGGCGGGCTTCGATGAAGTCCTGATTGAGCGCGTAGACGCATTCGCCAGCGGCGCCCATGAACTCGGCGGCGCACTGCAGTGCCTTGGTGTAAGCCTCGCTGACGTTGGATGCGACCAGGGACAGCACCGAATGCTCTGCGGCGTTATCCGACGCGGCCTCAGTGGCGGTCTTCGTGGCGCTGCCCTTCTCGATCAGGCGAGCACCAAGGGCAACCATCTGGCGCTCTTTGGCGTCCATCGCCTCTTTGGCCAGGCCGTTCGGCTGAGCCTGCAGGATGCCGGCCGTTCCACCTTGCGGCAGTGGCAGGATGGCGCGGGAACCGAAGTAGATGCCCTTCTCTTCGAGCATCTTGACCCAATGTTCGTCAAGCCCGGCCATGTAGACCTGCGGCTGACCAACGAGATAGACCGAGTCTTCGTAGTCCGCGCTGTTCCGGTAGTGGCCGATGTTGATCTCGGCCAGGTCGTACAGCGGCGACTCATCGATCGACGTGTCGTTGTTCTGCGCGCCGACGAAGAAGGCGGTGATCTCGCCCCACGGCGCACCGTTGCTGCGGCGCGGGTTGTAGGTCTCTGCGATCTCGAACGCGCCCTCTCCGGCCGCCTGGCGCCACACGTCGACGGTGTAGACGCCATCGCGCAGGCTCAGCACCCGGTATTGCGGGTAGCTCTTGACGCCGAAACCGTCCTCGACCTCGTGCGTTTCGCGCAGCACGGCCAGCGACAGCAGGTGACGTGCGCCTACCTTGGTCGTGCGCCAGTTGATCACTGCCTCGGCTGGGTATGCCGTGATGGTCGCCCGCGCCTTACCGCTCTGCATATCGGCCCGGCTGGCTGACTCAACCGCAGGGAAGTCGACGAGGATCAACGCGCGACCAGTCTCCAGCACATCAGCCAGGACCGTCTGCGACTGCTGGTAGACACTGATTCCGGCGCCATTGGCATCGGTCTTCATGTAGTCGAGCAGCGCCGGCACCGTGAGCGTCGGCACCACACGGAACACGGCACCGACCAGACCGTCACGTGTCCGCCCGGTTGCGTTGTAGAACACAGCGCGGGCCAGATAGCTCTCGTACCGCTCGGCGTTCTCCTTGCTCGTGTCGTGCTTGTTCGGCTTCGGCAGGTAGCGCTGTTCGGCTGCCTTGACCGCCTCGGAGCCCTTGCAAACGTCGCGCACCAGGCGCCAACGGGCTTGCGCTGCCTCGTATTCAGGGCGCATGTATGTGACGTCGGCCATTATCGGGCGAATCCCATGTTGATTGAGGTTGCGGGCTTGATGATCGGGAAGCGGTGAACGACGAAGTAGCCGAAGGCATCGGCCGGGTCTTCCGTGCCGTCCTTGTTGGGCTCTCCGTGCTCGTTGTATGCCTGCTGCTCGAGCACCTGAGTGGTGACCGGGCATTTGTCGGTGTTGACCTTGAGCCGGCGCACGCCCTCGCCATTCAGGAACATGGCGTTGACGGCCAGCACCCGGTCACGAACCATCGGGTTTGCCGGGTTGACGCGGACCGTGAAGCCGGCCTGCTTGAGCAAGCTGTGATCCGACTCGCTGCCGTTGACGCTCTTGCGGTTCTTGCCGCTGGCGTCGGGGTAAACCGTGATCTTGTGGCCTGGGAATCGCTCAAGTAGCGCAGCGATCATTGCCGGCGTATCGAATAGGCTGATCAGTTCATCCAGTTGCCGCGGCTCACCGTCACGAATGACGAACACGCAGGCAGCCATCCGATTAATGTTGAAGTCCATACCTACATGCAGCTCTTCGCCCGGACGAATCGTCTCGTCGGTGTGATTCAGCCGCCTACAGAAGTTCGGATAGACCGATCCGCTCACCAGGTTGACGAACTGGCCGTCAATGTAGGCGTCGACCAAATTGGCCGGGTACGACTCGCGCAGCGAAGGGATGTAGTCCTTCGGCAGGTTCTTGGCGTTCTGCCGCGTGCTGGCATGGACGATGCCATACAGCGGGCGCTGGCTTGGGTTTGCGGCCAGTTCCTTGACGAACTTGCGATAGACCCAATTGAATCCCTCCGGCGTGGTCGTCACGTCGATGGTGTTCTCTCCGCGAGTCGGCCAGACGGTCGACATACGGGCAATGATCTTCTTCCAGGCGCTATCAGCTTTCTTGATCGGCATGCAGTCGATCTCGTCGACCAGGGCGTGCGCGATGTTGAAACCAACGATCCGGTGCGGATGCTCCATGCTCTTGCAGACGATGGTCGACAGGCAGCGGCCTTTCGAGTCGCGCAGATGCACCCGCTTGTTGCTCGGCACGATGTCGGCGAACAGCCCGAAGGCCTCAGCAACGCCCGGTATCGTGTCGTAGAAGATGTCCGCGATCTGCGGATAGGTCGGTGCGAAATAGCCCTGCGGAATGCCAGGGTGCTCAAGTGCGTTGATACACAGCCGCACGCAGCCTACGAACGTCTTGCCGCTTCGATACCCGCCGACGAACGCAGAGAACTTCTTCGGGTGGCTGATGAACTCGAACTGCGGCTTATTCAGCTTCAGGGTCGCTTGCATCTTCCACCCCGATGATGACTTGCTTCGGCTCAGGCAAGCCCTGATTCGGGTCTTCCAATTCGCGGCGCAGCTTCTCGATGCTCAGGCGCTTGGCCTCCAGATCAAGCCCAATGTCCGGGCGATCCAGTCCGAGCAACTTGGCCTTGCCGAGCGTCGCGCTCACCGCTGCAGATGACTGGGGGTTCTCGCAGCTCAGCGCTTTGACGCGGGCCTCTTCCAGTTCACGCAGCAGGTCATCCACGGTGATCTGGTTGCGCTCTGCAGCTGCCTGGCGCATCTCAGCCAGTCTTACCGCGACCTTACCGTTCGCCAGTAGCTCGCTAGCCTTCACCGCGATAGTGCCGGCCTTCATGTTCTCGGCGTTGTACGCCCTTCGGTAAGCCTCGCTGGCATTCCCCGTCTCCAGGTAGGCCGAGCAAAAGGCCTCCTGCTTTAGGGTCAAGCTCATGCGAGGAACCTCGGTTATGTCTCCGCGCTCACGAAACCCATCCACTCCTCCACGATCCGCTGCAACACGGGCTCGGTCAGGATGCTGGACGGCTGCCTTCCGGCTATTACGTCGCGAAGGAGGCAGGCGGGGATGACGTGGACGCCATCAGATGCGATGACAGATACGTGCGGCTGCCTGTCGCTTAGCTCTACGACGTTTTGCATGGGAGCACTCTTGGTTTACTGCCCTCCACGCCTCCATCCCCACCATCAGGCATAGGTTCAGTACGCAGAGGGTGAGGACGACTTGCCAGGCGATGGGCTTCATGTGATTACCAATAGTGTCGAATTGCCACTTCGCAGAGAGCTGCGCCCTCGTTAGGCTGGCAGTGCCAACCATCAACCCAACGAAGGGCAACTCTCATGACAGACGTAACGCTTAAGTGCGGAAAGTGCGGCAGCAAACAACTCCAGGTGGAGGCCAACCCGAAGGACGATTCCGTCGTTACCTGCGGCGGGTGCGGCTCCACAGGCAGTTACGGGGACGTCATGCGTCAAGGCAAAGCCGAGATCATGAAAGCTATGCAGCGGGAACTCGGCAACATGTTCAAGCGCCGATAGGCTGGAGCTGATGCTAGCGGCCAGTTCTTTGAGCTGGCTGTCTTCTATCCCAACTACCAGTCCATCGTATTCTTCTCGGTTCATTGCGATCACTCCGGACGAATGCCAGCCTTACGGGCCAGCCATTGCGTATACAGCGCGCCAGCCACGTCAGCACCGAGCACTGCGACCACGATGCCTAGACCGCCTGCCATGTAGATTCCCGAGTTCACGGCGAGGGCGAACATCAGCGTGCCCATCCCAAGGAACCCGGATGCACCGAAGCGCAATGCAACACGCTTGGCGATCTGCCCCATGGTCATGTCCTCGCCAGAGGCGCGCAGCATCTCGCCTGACAGGCCTGCCATGGATATCAACACGAGCAGCCAGAACGGCATGTCCGTTAGAGTCTGGTGCTCTGTGGTCATAGTGGAGTCTCGAATCGAATAGGTCCGGCCGCTCTTGCTCATGCCGTCAGCTCGGAGCGATGAGGGAGAGGCAAGGCGGCCAGATTGAAAAGATCCCGACTCCCCGCACGTCTGCAGGGCGATACCTGTTGGCAGGTCGCACAGTGTGCTGCGTGTGGCGCGTAGCCGATCGCAAGCAGGCCGGGGATTGGGTTGGGCGCTAGCCCGAATTGAGCGCCGGGTGGCGAGCCCTAGTGACAGCCGTTCGCGCATAACGACGAAGCCCCGACCAGATCGCTCTGTGCCGGGGCTTCGCTTGAATCATTGCAGGCGGCCGGTGCTGGTCTCCGGCTTGAATTCTTGCTTAACGACGTGCCGCGCATCCGTGACGTGCGCGATCTCAGTTTTAGTCCCTGTCGATCTACGGGCCATACGCTGCGCATCAGCCTGCGCATTCACCTGCTGACTAACGCCGGAGATCATCCCGGCAGCCTTGCCAAAGCCAGGACTTCAAATGCCGCAATCCCTTCAGACGAAGGAATCACAGCATGGATAAAGTGTGCCTCTAGCCGCACGGGAATGCAAGCGTTTTTCTCACGTATTCACGCCGCCTCTTTCCACTGGTACAGCAGTCCAGAAACCGGTGCCAGCGCGGCCTTGTCCATGTCGTTGCAGGCCTGGAAGAAGGCGTCGATGTGTGATTCCCACTCACGGGTCCAGTTCTCGCTACAGAGGCGCACACCGTACTCGTCGAACAGCCAGGCGCGGAAGGTCTCAGGGGTCGGCAGCGGGTCAGGTGTAGAGCTCTGCCCTCCCTGATGCTGGCGGCGGTAACGGTAGAGCACGCCCTTGGCGACGTACTGCGCTTTCTCGCGCTTGGCTTCGGTCATGCGCGGCAGCTTGGCGGCAGCCATGGCGAAAACCAGCTCCTCGGCAATCTCCCGGTGGTCGTCGTCGGCCAGTGGCGAGTACATCCAGTGGCCGAAGCACTGCAGGCTGGCCGGCAGCGTACCGATGACCGACTGAACCATTCCGCACAGCGCCTGATCGAGCGCTACGTCGGTGCGGCGGTCCTTCTCGGTCTTCTGGATGCTGGCCTGCAGCATTCCCACCTCGAGGGCGTAGGAGGTAGTCGATTCCCGGCGCTGGTAGTAGGCGTCATGCCAAGCAGCTCTCGCAGTAGTGAATCTCATTGTGCTGCCCTCCCCTGAGCTGTCTTCCAGATCTTGCCCAATTGCACGCTGCTGACTAAGCACTGCGAGACACCAAAACGCTTGGCTATCTCGTGCTGTGTGAGGCTGCCGCGCAATGCCCGAATCTGCTCAGCCTTGGCGAAGTCCAGCACCTTTCCAGACGACCCGTGCCGCGAGCGATCCATGCAGTTTTCCGGGTGAGTTCCCCAGCGAAGGTTATTGAGCGCGTTGTTGGACTTGTTGCCGTCCGCATGCAGCGCCTCACAGCCTTCCGGGCATGGCCCTACAAACGATTCGAGCACCATCCGGTGGACATGCAGCGTTTTGGCTGATCCGTCCGCGTGAGTCAGTGTGATGTGCTGATAGCCGTTGCTCTTCGTCGTTACCTTGAGCTGAGCAGCTGGCCATCTGCGCTTGATGCCGTTGCAGTTGACGAGAACTCGCTCTTTGCGACGAACCACTCCTTGATCGGAAATCTCATGGGTCTGCTCGAAACCGGCCACGGGGCGCCAGAGTTGACGCGCGCTGTTCATCTTCATGCTGCTGCTCCCCGTGCTGCTGCCGCATCGCGGCGAAAGAAGGTACCGCCGACGCAGTGAATGAGCGTCCGCTTGCCGTTGGCGTAGGTGATGTCGTGACTGTGTGTCCAGGAACTCAGCGATCCGGCGTTATAGCCCATGTTCATCTGCGAGCTGGTACCGACCGAGTGGGCGCCGTCGATGATCCGCGCGCCGTGTCCGTGTCCGTGGGTGACCTTGGCCCCTACGGTGGCGAATGCCTGGGTGCTGCCGCGTGCGCCGTTCGGTCCGCGGTGGCCGTGGTTGCTGAAGTCGATCCCGAAGCGCATGAACGACTCATCAGGCCGCAGCCATTTGAGCCGGTCGCCCCGCTCCATCAGGCAGTCCATCCAGTACCGGAACGGGTCGCAGTAGTCGCCGTCAGCGATGGCCTTGAGCATGACTGCCTTGGTCTCGTGGAAGACGATGGCGTTCTCGAGGTCGTTGGCGTTCTCGGCCTTCTCGAGCCACTGAGTGAAGTGGTCGTGATGGTTGGAGTTGACCATGATCGTCTGGTCGGCGAACGAGGCCAGGTCGTCGACGTGGCGCGCGGTCTTCTTCAGCTCATGCAGCACGCTCGAGGTGCCCTCTACGTGGCGCTTGAACTTCTCGAAGAACTTGCTGTGATGGCTGGCCGATCCGAAGTTCAGCACGTCATGCAGAACCAGGTGCTTTGGCTGGATCAGCGCGGCAAGGGCTCTGGTGGCCTCCGTGACGCCTGGGTCTGCCATCTCTGCATGGATGTCGCCCATCGTCAGCACTTCGGCGCGCGGAGCCTTTTCAGGCCCTTTTGCGGTGTACTTCGTGTCGAGGTCGATGAAGCTGCCATCCTTCATCGGGCAGATGTGGCGGATGTGGTTGCGCGGGCCGTCCACTTCGACCACTACGGCGCCGAGGGTGTGGTGAAACTCGCCCTTCTTGCCGGCGTTGGTGTCGCTGTACTGCTCGACAGTGCAGGCGCCCGTGGTCAGTACCAGCTTGGCCGGGTCGCCCATGCGGGTGGCCACAGACTCCAGCGCGATCTTGGTGTGCCCCAGGATGGCAGAGTCACGCCCGGAGACGGTCAGCCAGCCCTGCAGCGGTTTGACCGCCGTCGGCTGGATCTTGATGTCCGCCAGAACGACCAGGCCGTTGGCGATCTTCGTCCGCTCGTGCGTGATGTACGGCATCAGGCGGGCATCCCACCAGTCGTCATCGGCCACCTCATCCCGGCGAGTCGGGTTCTTGTAGCGCATGGGGATCACGATCAGCCGAGCGCCACGCAGGGAGCAATAGAGCTGCAGCGTCTTGAGGAATGCCGAGTGCGCCTTGGTGGCGTTCACGGCTGCGGTGATGACGTAGGTCTCAGCTGTGGCGAGCGCCATCTCTACCGACGCCGATGCCGATTGCAGCAGGCCAAGTCGAATGAGGCGCGACCGGTGACGCTCCACGTTGCGGATGTCCAGGTCGAGCAGCGCGGCCGCCTTGGCGTTGCTGTTCTGCGCAAGCGCCCGGATCAGCGTTGCGTCGTCGTGTTTGCGTGCGACCATTAAGCGGCCTCCCCCGATGTGTACTGCATGATGCGAACGCGTACTGCGCCGCCCTTGACTGTTTCGTCGCTCACGCTGAGCTGAGTCACGAACCGGTTGTCATCGATGCCAAGCGCATCCGCCAGGCCGTCACGGCCAGCCTTGAATGCGGCGAGCATGTTGTCGTCGTCCCGCTTGCGCCGGTCGGGCGGCAAGAACTCGATTGCGAGCAGTGCGCGGCCTTCCGGCATGACCATCCCGGCCGCCTTGCAAAGCAGGTGGCAGTCGGCACGGTACTTCTTGGCGATCGGCGCCTTGGCTCGCCAGTGCTTGCGCGAGTTCGGGCTGAGTTCCTTCGGCGGCCATGGCAGCAGGACTTCGCTCATCTACTCCCCCTCGCCTTCAGCGCCGCCACAACGGCAGGTCGCGCACTCTCCGGAACAGCGGCCAGCAGCTGCGGCCCGAGCCTCTGCTTCTCCGCTTCCGGCAGGCCGCGACACTTCCACCGAATCAGGCAGGCCGTTTTGTCCGCTTCGATCAGCGCCCGAGCATCGGCAGTCAATTCCGCCAAGTTCAATCCAGCAGGAGCCGCAGATGTGTTCATGCATGGCTCGCCTCCGCGCTGATTCGATAGGCAACGATGTCGCCTTCGTCTTCACCGGTTTCTGAGTGGCCCCACAGCCACTCCTCTGCCTCCACACCAAAGCACTCGCCAGCATCCCGGGTGCGAATGTCAACGCGCGCAGTACCGGCAACCGGCATCGAACCACCTTTCCACTCCACCCACTCGCCCGCCTCCTGCTCCGGCGCGAAGTTCATGTGTTTCTCGGTCGGGAACGACACGTCCAGGCCGACGACGGTGCGCGGGTCGTTGCAGACTGCTCCGCTTGCTGCACGGCGCACGCCATCAGCAAGCTGTCGCCCGATATCGGCCGCGCGCTCTTCATTCGTGCGGCAGTCGATGGTGTTCTGCTGGCCGAACTCGGCTTTCTCCAGTCCTTCCAGCTCGATCAGCAGATCGATGTAATGGCGAGCCTTCAGTAGATCCTGCAGCCCGTTCTTCTCGCGCCACCGGGAGACGTACTTGATGACGTTGCCCTCGCAGTACCCGAGGCCGTTGGCGTGGATGTACTGGACCGGTTGGATGGCCATCTGCTTGTAGTGGGTGCCGCCTGGCTGTTCGTTGAGTGCGCTCACTGCTGCGGCCTCCTATCGGCTCGGCTGGGGTTTACGAGTGGTTGCTGGCCCGGAGCCAGGTGCCAGTCGAATGTCTCTTTGCATCCGGTGGCGCACTGGCGGGCGTTGTGGCTTGGAAGGTTTGTCATCGGCTCGCCGCAGTCAGGGCAGGCGCGGCCTAGTGGGGAGTCGGTCATGCGGCTGCACTCCCATCGATCAGCTGGCGGACCAGTTCGAGCAGCTTCTCCTCGGTGCCGTAGCGCTCGATGAAGGCCAGCTTCGAGAGATGAATGCTCGGCACGGCAGGGTGTGCGGTGCCACGATGGTGCATTGGGCAGAGCGGAATGCCGTCCATGTGGCTGGCACGCTGTCCCTTGCCTCGACCGGCGCGAGGGTGATGGATCTCGGCTGGCGTGCCGGGCGTACCCTGCAGGTAGCAGGCAACACAGCCCAAGGCAGCGACCCGGGATAGATGGGCTTTCTCGGCCTTGGTCATGCGCCGTACCCCTTCCGCTCTGCCCGCTGGTTGGCCTGCTCCGTGCGATACAGCTCGATTCGCAGCTGAGCCACACCGATCTGCGTCTTCAGGTACTCCTCGCGCTCTACGGCCACCTTGAGGCCGTCCAGCAGCCCCAGGTAATCCGGGTGCGCGTAGGCGAATGCCTCACGCTCGGCGATGGTCTTGACTCCTTCGCGCTCTGCTTCCTGCATAAGGATCGCTTTCTTGCTCTTGCGGAACTGTTCCAGGTACACCCGGTTAGCCTTGGCCTCGGCGTGGTCCTGTGCGCGGTCGCGGATAAAGGTCAGCGGACGTTCGATCTGCTCATCCATTTACGCGGCCTCCCCATTCAGTACGGCACGGACGCGAGCAATGAATGCCTCTTTGCTCTCGAATTCGCCGGTGACGACTTGGTGTAGGCGCTCCAGTTTCGCGGCCTGACGCTCGCACTGGCCTTTCCACATATCGCGGTTGCGCTCTGTGCGGCGACGGTCTTCGCATTCAGCTATAGCTGCGTCGATGGCCTGGCCAATCTCGGCGGGCGTGAACGGGTACGAATCAATTTGATCGCGACGCCATGCGTTGTGCAGGCGGAGAACTTCCAGATGATCAGCCACGGCGCACCTCCCGCAGACCCTGGCAGTCCACGCAGCACACCGCCCACGGCGCAGCACGACGGCGCGCCTCGGGAATCTCGATGCCGCACTCCTCGCATTCCTCAGCGCCCTGCCCCTGCAGCCTGGCCTGTACCAGCGCCACGCCACCTATACGATCTGCCTCCTCTAGGCCAGTAGCGCGATCTGTTACATCGGGGGCTGTGCGGACTTGCTCCAGTGCTTCCGCCATTTCATTGATGACTGGCATTTATGCGGTTTCCTTCAGGTCAGGGCGCTGCTCGACTTGGCCGGAGTAGTTCACCCACTGGCGCGGCTTGCTTTCGGCGCGTTCGAGGTATTGAGCGGAGCCTTGGTCAAACCAAAGCGGGATCTTTCCTTCCTCGCCGGTAAGCCGCTGCTTGCTGATGATCATGTGCACGTCGGATTGGCTCTCGAAGACCGCGGCGTCTTCCCCGCCCTGCTTCATGGCCTCTTCCTTCTTCTTGTTACGCCAGACCGTAATCACGTTGTCAGCCAGGTCGGTGAGGATGGCGCCGCCGCGAACGTCGAGCTTTCCGGGCGCCTTCGACTCGTCTTCCGCCTTGCGCGGGTGGGCGACCAGATGCACATGCACGCCCATCTCGTGAGCGAACCCGACCAGGGCTTCCATGGCCTGCTTCTGGCCGTTGTAGTCGTCCTCAGCCATGCCCAGCTTGGCCAGACTGTCCACGATGAAATGCGTCACGCCATAGCGGCGAGCGGCGTAGCGGAAGGTTTCGAGCATCTCGCTCGTCTTTGCCGATCCGACCTGGTTGTAAATCCAGAGCTTGCCGGCCAGCGATTCGAGGATGGCGTTGATGTAGCCGCGGGTCGGATAGCACAGGCCGGAAGCCTGGCGGACCATGCGCTGGAGGGTGCGGCGGGCCGGCATCTCCATAGAGGCGATGCAGAACTTCTCGCCCTTGCGCATACCGTGATAGGCCAGGTAGTTCAGGAGCTGCGACTTGCCGTGGCCAGACCAGCCGGTCCAGACGCTCAGCTCAGAGGAGCGGAACCGGATCACGTCGCGGGCCTTCTCCCACGGCACTTCCATGCCGCTGACGGTCGGATTGCGCTCGAAGAACTCGGCGCAAACCTCATCGGCGAAGTCGAGCACGCCGGCCAGCTTGTCCGGGTCAAGGTTCTTCGCCTTGGCGTAGCACTCGTCGATGTCGTCTTCGGTCAACATCAGCGTGTCGAGCGCGTAGTTGAAGTCCTTGCAGCCAAGGCTAACCAGGCGGCAGCGCTCGCGGCCGAGGCGCTTGATGATCTCTTCGGTGGCCTTCTCGCCCTCCTCGTCCGCGTCCAGGCACAGGTAGATCGTGTCGAAGCGCTCCAGGTTGGAATACTCGTGCTCGATCCAAGCCTGCTTGTTGCCGCTGCCGCCGCCGAACGGAACCGACAGCGCCGGCTTGCCGTACTGCCAGGCGGTCATGGCGTCGATCTCGCCTTCCACGATGGTGACTTCGCGGGCGTCGGCCGGAACTGCCTGCCAGCCGAACAGGCACGGCTCAGTGCCTGGCGATGTGCGAATGCCGGTCTTCTTGCCGTTCTCGTCGCGGTCAATGCCAATGGTCTTCCAGTGAACCAGGCCGCCGTCACGCAGGTAGGGAAAGACGATCAGCCGACCCTGCTCTGCGATCTTGAACTTGGCGATGGTTTCAGCCTTCAGGCCGCGGCCCTTCAGGTAGGCCATGACCGGGCTATCTGCCTTCGGCGTGGCGCACTTCGGCCGATCCGGGCGGGCAAATTCCTTGACCTTGGGCGATTCAAGCTTCGGCTCGTGAACGCCCAGGTAGCTCTTGACCTCGCTCAGCGCGGTACGCATGTCGCAGCCACGAGTCGCACGCCACAGGTCCAGCAGGTCGCCCGTCTCACCGGTCGAGAAATCGCACCAGACGCCGGCCTTTTCGCCCTTCAGGTGGACGCCGAGGCTCTGCCCCTTCTCACCATTGGTGCTACCCACACGCCACTCGGAGCCTTCACGCTTACCGGCCGGCAGCAGGTAGTGGCACACGTCGTTGACGCGATCAGCCAGACGGCTGGCAATCTCGGAGGGAGTCATGCCTGCCCCCTGGACTTCAGGTAGGACCAGGCGTAGCCGGTGGCCGGATCGTGGGTTTCGGTGTTGCGGACTTCCCAGCGATTTTCGATGGCGTTCCAGTACTCGAAGTCGCCCTTGCGGGTCAGCGGCGGGCAGGTACGGGAGTCGCCCTTCACGACGCCACCAGCGGCAGTGGTACGCAGCGGGTGGATGTTCGAAGCCAGCGCCTCGCGCCAGTGTTCGTCCGGCCCGAGGAATGTCGCGGCCTGCTTCACGAACGACGTGCCGATGTTGCCCTTGGCCTGCATCTGGTCGGCGTAACGCTTGGCCGACAGGATCAGGTCTTCCGCCTTCACGCCCGAACGGAGTCGAGCATTCCAGGCTTTGAAGGCGCCCTTCTTGGAGTTTCCGCCTTCACGCTTCGGGTACTCAGCCCAGAACGCTTCGAACTCAGCCGAGTAGGCGCTCGTGTCATCGGCAGATGGCACAAGAGCTTTTTGCTCTTGCTCTTCTTTGGTTTTGGTTATTGGTTCTTGGTTAGTTTTCGATCCGCTTTCTTCTGGGTTAGCGGAAATAACCGGCTGGGTTTCTTCTGGGTTATTTTGGCTTTGCTCTGGGGTGGCGTCTGCTTTACGAGGACGCCCGCCACGCTTGCCATTCTCCGCGGCCTGCTTGGCTTTGGCTTGGTACTGAGCGATAACCTGATCGCAGTGGCTGTGCTGCCAGCCAGCATCTGTTTCAACGAAGAACTCTGCCAGAACCGCAGCCACCTCACTCACGTTTGAGCGCATGCGGATAACGCGGGCAATGGCATCAGCATTGCCCTGGATCGGCTGCTCGTTGATGTAGTACAGGTCCAGAAGACGGCGGTAGGCCAGGTCTTCAGTAAGGTCGAGGTGAGCCGTGCGGAGCATGTAGTCGCCCGGATGGAACGGATAGAAATTCATGCTCAAATCTCCAGCTCGTCAGTGACGCGCTTGATGAATTCGTCGTAGCTCTCGGCCATCTGAATGCCCAGCTCTTCCAGGGCGCCGCGATAGGCCTTGGCCGATCCGTAGAGCACCCAGCGCTCACGCTCAGGCAGATGCTTGAATGCCGAGTAGGAAGGCCACGGCCCCGCGATAACGGCGCTTGCGCGCTGCTGGCTGGCTTCCGGGTTGTAGTAGGAATCGAAATGGTTCATAATTTCCTCACCTCGTAAGTGGTGTTGTTGAAGAGCCCGGTCTGATCCACCGGGCTTTTTGTTGCCCTGAATTTGGGTACTGGATAAAAAAACAGCACATCCATAACCCTGTCGCTTCTTTACCGCTTGGCCTAATCTGGAACCCATGGAAACCACTGACATGGACGTTCAAATGACTAGGCCGGGAATCTCTGAATCAGGAAGCCTCTTGCCAGGGGAAGTCGGGGCAGAGGTCGCGGCGGTTAACAGCGCCACCGGTAGCACGCTCGATCTGGATGGCACGCTCGGCAGTGATGCCGCGCTGGCCGGAGATCAAACGGGAGAGGTAGGTGGGCTTGACGCCGAGGCGGGCAGCGAGCTTTTGCTTCTCGCCGCGAGGCAGACTATTGGCGTAAGTGGCGAGGTCCATGCGCATTTACCTGCGGGTACATTTACCACGCAGTTTACCTCACAGAACCGGCAGGTCAAGGTAATTTCCCGCGAGGAAAATGCCGGCTTTAATAGCGGCATGGACATCTCTGAAATTCGCAAACACCGGGTCGCCCAGCTCATTGATCAGCGCTTCAATGGGGTTGCTGCCGACTTCGCCGCAGCCATCAGCCGGACGCCTTCGTACGTCTCCCGCATGCTGTCCTCGAACAAGCACAGCAGGGGCATTGGCGAGACCATGGCGCGCTGGATTGAGCAGGAGCTTGAGCTAGAGCCAGGCTTTGTAGATCGCCCGCTAGACGCAGCCGAGCGCCCTCCTGTAAAGCAAGCCGAGCTGCCGTACGAGCTGGAGCCGGTGGGCGTATGGGATGACGAAACCCCGCTAGAGAATGGCGAGGTTGAGCTGCCCTTCCTGAAAGAGGTTGAGCTGTCCGCAGGAAGCGGCAGAACGGCCATTCACGAGGCGGGATCAAGGAAGATGCGCTTCGGTGCCAGGACGATGCGTGCGCGTGGCGTAGAGCCTGCCAACGCGGTTTGCGTGACGGTTACTGGCAACTCCATGGAGCCGGTACTGCGCGACGGCGCCACCGTGAGCATCGACCGAGGTACCACACGCATTCACGACGGCGACATGTACGCGATCGACCACGACGGCCAGCTGCGCGTTAAGCAGCTGTACCGCCTGCCAGGCGGCGGTATTCGCCTGCGCAGCTTCAATCGCGACGAGCATCCCGACGAGGAATACAGCCTCGAGCAAATCGAACGCCACAAGATCCGCGTCCTCGGCCGGGTCTGGTGGGGCGCCATGTTTTTTTGAGGGCCTATTCCGGGCCTTCCATCTCGCGTCAACCCTGCCATCATCGACGAACGGTCGACATATCAAATCTTTGGTTCAATTCTGGAGCGGTGCCATCATTCGGCACCCTGCTCCTGCGCCGATATAGAAACAAATCGATGCGTAGATTGGCTCATAGATTTATTTGCCAGCCTTGATAGCCGAATGCCACTACCCTGTTGCGTTTTGTAAAGGACGCAAGGGCAAAGGAGTTTTTTGATGGATTGTTCGACGTGCACCAACCGGTGCGAAAGCATGTTGTCCCGCCAGGATCTTGAGCGCAGCGGAGTTGACCAGGCGAACATAAGGAAGATGCGGCTGGCGAAACACATGACCCGCCCAGCCATGCCCTTTGATGCAGAGGTGTTGCTGGATTGCGAGGATAAACGGCTGCGGCCAGGCGAGGCCTTCATCATCGACATAGGCGGCGCTCTGCGCTTTGCGTTCGCCGCGCTGCTGCCGAGCGGCGGCATGAACCTGCAAGCGGCGTACGATCTGACGCATTCCGAGATGGTGGACGCCTGCGCCGCAGGTAAAGCACTGGTAATCGGCCGGGCTTTCCGCGTGGACTGGCTCACAGGCTGATACCCAATCAGAAAAAAGAACCTGCTTCGGCAGGTTTTTTTGTGCCTGAAATTTGACTTTCGAGACAGGGAGTTACCTCAATGGCAGGTAAACTTTTCCATAAATATTTACCTCACCCGCTTGACGTATGTTTTCCGCGTGGTAAATTTACCTCAACGCAACACACAACGCCGGACACGCCGGCTAGGACGAGAGGGACCGAAACCTTCTCCCAGCCCCCGACAAGGGGACCGACTGGCGACTGGACAGGAAGTCCGACGACGTTCTTTAGAAACGGAAGAATCACTGAAGCGCCTTCGACAAGAGGGCGCTTTGGGATGACAACCGAGACAAGGAGATCCACATGGACACGATCCAGGTAGACGGATGGCTCGGCCGGCTCGGTCAGGGCCTCGCGCCGCGGCAGCTGGAAGCAACCCTTTGGGCGTGCGCAGACAAGACAGCGAAAGAGATAGCTCGCTGCATGGGCTGCGCGCCGGCGACAGTCGTCAAGCAGCTCGACGACGCCCGTTTCAAGCTGGGCAACCAGCGCACAACCCGCGGCCTCTGCCTTGAAGCCATGCGCCGGGGAATCATCGCTCCCCTGGTGCTGGCGTTATTGGTAGGCGCCGAGCACAACACGCAGGTTCGCCCGATTCGCCGTCCAGATGCACCACGCTCTCAGGTGGTAATGAGAGCGCAGCGGATGGAAGAGGCGCAGTTGGCGGCTTGATAAACCGAGTTTGTCTACGCGCTGATGCCTAGACAAGCCTTAGACGAGGTTAGACAAACGTGAAAGACAAGATTGAGCACCTGGCTGCCATCTGCGGCGTATCGGCCGAGGACGTAGAGCTGTTCGCAAAGCTGACCGCTACGCAATTCGGCAACGGGCTAGACGAAACCGAAGCCATCCAGGCCGCAAGCGAAACAATGCAGAAGCTGTGCAACCGGGCTTTCCAGTCGATCAGCCAAAACGACCCGATCAACCCGTTCGGCCATCGCGACCAGTTACTGCCGGTAGTTTACGAACTGCTGCTGGCCTAACCCCACCCCCGCAGCTTGGCGACAGGCTGCAGCGGGTATTAGCCCGCACGAAATAACCCCGCCTGAGCCAGCCAGGCCAGACCCCAAGGTCTGCGATAACCGTACGGCGCGCGGTGCTGGTAGCGCCATGACCATCAGCTGGAGCCGATCCGGCGTCACGGAAGACAACTCCTGCCTAGCGCCTGCCGGGAATCGGTAGCAGGCCGAATGGCTCACGTAACGAGCCTGCATCGGAGGTCGGCTTGCTCGACAGCCCGGCCGGCAATTGCCAGATCGCGGTGAAATGTCCGCGTCCAGGCCGACCCCCGATGCAGTGAACCCCAAGAGCGGGGCAATCGCGAATCGTTGCCGGGATACCTACGCGGACGCAACAGGTCATTAACGCCCGGAGGCAGGACGAGCCACTGCCCACTGCATCACCCCTTCCATCGCCCATCCGGGCAACCGAGGTATCCACCATGAAGCACTACGGACCCATAGGGCGCCGCGAACAGCCGTGCCCGGATGACAGCGTTTCCGAGGCAGAGCAGGTGCTGGCCGCGCTCGACAGCCTCCACGAACCAACCATGCAGGCCTACGCCGAGTTCTGCGAGGACAAGATCGAAGTGCCGGCCGCGCTGGCCAAGGCGCTGATCCTGTCCATCTGCTCCGGCAAGTGGGACGCCCTGCGCAGCCGCATCGGCTACTCGAACGAATGGCTAGACGATGCCCTGAACGAGATCGTCTGGAGCATCGACAAGCTGCAGGCGGAATTCATCGAGCACGAAGCCGCGCAGTTGCGCAGCAAGGCAGAGCAGATCAAGCAGGAGGCGGCATGAAAATGCTAACGCAGGCCCGGGCGCATGAACTGTTCGAATACGACCCCGAGTTCGGCACATTCAAGCGCTTAATCAGGGTATCGAACGCGATGCCTGGAGCGCCCGCAGGAACTGTACACAAGGCTACGGGCTACACCCAGATTCGCGCGGACGGCCGATTGTATCTGGCACACAGGGTTGCATTCTTGATGATGAACGGGCGCTTCCCTGAGCACGAAGTCGATCACATCAATGGCGACCGCTCAGACAATCGGTGGGCCAACTTGCGTGAAGTCACTCGCACCGAGAACAGCCGAAACCATGCGTTAGACGCCCGGAACAAGTCAGGCGTGTACGGGGTTTGCTGGCGTGAGACCCACAGCAAATGGGAGGCCGTTATCTCTGCCGGCAGTAAGCGAATGCGTCTTGGTATGCACGATGACTTCTTCGAAGCAGTTTGCGCCAGGAAGTCCGCAGAGGTGCGCCATCAGTTCCATGACAACCACGGACGGAAACAAACGCCAATGTCATATGCAGACCTTCAAGCCGAGCGCGACGCCCTTCTCGCTGAGCAGGATGCACTGCGGAAGGATGCTGAGCGGTATCGGTGGCTGCGGATAGCCGACTGGTGGAACAGCCCGCTATGCGTCATTCGCGATCCGAAGCAACAAGCCAAGCCGGGGTCTGACTGCCCAAGCCGAGATCGCCTAGACGAAGCAATAGACGCCGCCCTGCAAGGAGCCCAGCCATGACCATCCAACTCAAGGAGCTGGCCGGCGCTGTCGGCCTCGTCATCGCAGCCCTGTTCATCGGGGCGCTGTGCCACGTTGCGCTGATAGGGGGTGTGTGATGGCGATCAAATACGAACGAATCATCGCCCTGCTCGTTTTCACAGGATGGATATACGTCAGCGCGCTGGCGGGGAGCATCACTCAATGACAAATCACACACCGGGACCTTGGCGCTGGGAAGTCAACGAGAAGCACAAATCCATGCAGCTGGTCGGCGGGCGGCCGAAGTTCGACCTGACCATCATGGACTTCGAGCGCTGGGGGATGAGTGGCGCCGTGGCCAATCTGCGCGACCCATCCGTTGACGGGATGAACGTAATGCGCCGGAGCACTGATTGGGCCGTCCCGGTTGCCGGCCGAGAGCATCACGCATCTTGGCTCAAGACGATTGAACACCCGGACGCCCGCCTGATCGCAGCCGCGCCTGAGCTGCTGGAGACGCTTGAATCGTTCCCTGGCTTCCTCTGCGGAACAGAATCGGGCGATGCGTGGATAGAGCAGATGCGCACAGCCATCGCCAAAGCGCGAGGCGAAGCATGAACCGCACCATCCCCCTCCCCTACGACACCGGCCCGCACGACGACACCCCATCAGGCCACAGCTTCGCAGCGGCGTGGTGGACCCTTACCGGGTTCGGCGTGCTGGCTGGCGTGCTGCTGATCGGCCTGGCTGGCGAGGCGGCGATCTTTCACTTCTTCGGGTAACCGACCATGCAACCAACCACAGCACAGGTTCCGCCTGCTGTTGCGGCTCAACTCGACTGGATGACGCTCGGATCGTTTGACCCCGAGCGATTCCAGGGCGAGCAGCGCAGGCAGTACGAAGACGAGGCCGCACGCATAGAGCGGCAATGGGATAACCAAGAGAGGTAGCCACGATGGCAACTGTAACGCTCATTCTGGGCAAGTCAGGCAGCGGCAAGAGCACCGCCATGCGGAACCTGTCGCCGGCATCGACCGCCCTCATCCAGATCATCAAGAAGCCACTCCCGTTCAAGGGCGCCAAAGACTGGAAAGCCTACGTCACCGACAACCACGCCAACATCATCGGTGCCTGCCGCAAGACAGAGCGCAAGGTGATCGTCATAGACGACTTCCAGTACATGCTCGCCAACGAGTTCATGCGCCGCAGCGAGGAGAAGGGCTTCGACAAGTTCACCGAAATAGGCCGGCACACCTGGGACGTGTTCGACGCCTTGCTCAAGTTGCCGGACGACGTGCGGGTTTACATCCTCAGTCACACCGAGGAAACGGACACCGGCCAAGTGAAGATGAAGACCATCGGCCGAATGCTTGACGAAAAGATCACGCTCGAGGGGATGGTGACCATCGTTCTCCGGGCGGTCGTTCAAGATCGCAGCCACTACTTCAGCACCCGCAACAACGGATCGGACACGACGAAGGCGCCGATGGGCATGTTCGACGAAGACCTGATCGACAACGACCTGGCCGTGGTTGACGCGGCTATCTGTGACTACTACGGCATCACGCCCCTGGCAGCCGTCGCCTAAAACCCCAAGGAGAACCACGCATGTTTGCACTCGACACTAATGCCGCTCGCGCCGCCGACAACAAATCGGCCTTCATTGACGAGGCAGGCAAGTATATCGGCGTCTTCACCCGCGCCGAGTACATGGAGAAGAAGGAAACCGGCTCCACCGGGATCGGCTTCACCTTCAAATCCCGCGAAGGCGCCGAAGGCCAGTTCTACGTGAACCTGAGCTATCAGCACGGCACCCGCAACGACGGCGGTTACCAGCTGCTTAATGCGCTGATGGCCTGCATGTCGCTGCGCAATGTCGGCAACCCTCAACCAATCGAAATCGAAAAGTGGGACAACGAGGCCAAGCAGCGCGTCAAGGCTACCGTGCCGGGCTTCCCTGAACTGATGAACAAGGAAGTCGGCCTGCTCATCCAGATGGAGATCGAGAAGAAAAGCGAGAAAGGCATTCCGCGCCCAACGATCTTCGCGCCGTTCTCTGCCGAGTCGGAGAAGACCGCATCGGAAATCCTCGACCCGAAGAAGCCGGCGCCGGCCAAGCTGGAAAAGATGGTCCAGCAGGTAATGAACAAGCCGCTGGTTGATCGCCGCCCGGCTGGTTCGCGTACCGCCGCGGCCGACGACTACGCCGCTTATGCGGACACGGCTGGCGGCGACCCGTTCGACGATTCGATCCCGTTCTGAATTCACAGGGCGCCTTGTGCGCCCTTTCTCATGGAGCACTGACATGACCATGAAGCTCTACCAGCTGGCCGACGAGTACCAGCAAGCGCTCGAGGTGCTGGATGACCCCGAGCTGCCGGAAGAAGTCGTGCGCGACACCCTTGAGGCGCTACAAGGCGGCCTCGTGCAGAAGGGCCAGGCCGTCGCCGCCTACGCGCTCAACCTGTCCGCTGAGATCGAGGCGTTGAAGGCGCACGAGAAGCGCGTAGCAGCCAAGCGTAAGACGCTGGAGGCGCGAGAGGCGTGGTTCCGCGAATACCTCAAGGCCAACATGGAGCGCTGCGGCATCAACGAGATCAAGGCCATCGACGGCACGTTCACCGCGAAGCTCGGCAAAGGCCGGCCGTCCGTGGTGATCGACGACGACAAGCTGATCCCGGACGACAGCGAGTTCGTGCGGTGGAAGCGCGAGGTCGACAAGACAGCCATCGCCGCAGCCATCAAGAACGGGCAGGAAGTGCCAGGCGCTCACCTGGAAACACGGCCTACCCTTCGCATCGCATAACCCGGGCGCCCAGCGCGCCCTCCTCCCCGGTACACACCCATGCTCATAGACAACCATGCCATAGCGCAGGGCGAGGCTCTGCGCGCCGAAATTGCCGCCAAGGTCGCGGCATACGAGGCCGAGTTCGGACCTGTCCAGACGCTGCCGATTCGCACCGACGACAAGCGCGTCCCGTATCGCATCAGCTGCCCGGAGAAGAAGGAGGCGGCCAAGGCCAAAGCGCGGCAGAAGATGATCGAGCCGCGCTCAGCTGAACGCAAACGCAACGGCGAGCGCATCGGCGCCATGCTGAAGATTGGCGTACCGGTGCGGATCATTGCCGAGCGCATCGGCATAGCTGAGCGATCCGTGCGCCGGATCCTGGCAGAGGATGGGATCAAGCCATGAGCTGCATCGTGACGCTCTATTCAGTCGACAACCGAGTGTCGCGGCCTGTTGTTCGCGGCACTGAGCCCCGGCGCCCTTCCGACTGGAACGCCAGCGCATGGTTCGTGCTGCCCAACGGCGAGAAGCACACGCACAGCGCGAAGGCGCGCAATGAAACAGTCACCGGCCTAGTCGCGTACATGGGCGCCCTGATCGACAGCCTGATAGCTGACCACGGCAACCAAGTAGCCAGCGCCGGATGGACGGCCACAACGCACGGGAGGCGGAAGAAATGACAGCAGTAGCCAAGCACCTAGACGGCGAGCTGGTCGAGGACGTTTCGGAGTTCTTCGCCCCAATGTCTGCCGATCTGGTTGACGGCTTGATCGGCCAATACAACGCAGCACGCAGCAACATCGAGGCGCTGGCAGAGGCTGTGCGAGATGGCCAGAACGCATCAGCCCTGCACTACTTCGTCGAAGGGAACGTGCGGGAGCAGCGGCACAGTATGCCGACCACGGTTGAAGCGCTGTTCCGCGTCGAGGGCGCCATTGCCCAGCTCAACGCGGACTTTTGGAGCCGCGCACTGCGCATGACGGACGTGATGGACTACATGCCGCAGAAGCGCCGCGAAGAGTGGCACGAGCAGATCCGCAACCCGGAAGGACGCAAAGCCAGCAAGTACAGCGGCGAGACAGAGCTGCCGCCGCTTCCTGAGTTCGAGGAAGCCACGGTGCGGTCGACGCTTACCAGCCTGCTGCACAGCCGCTCACAATTCCTGGCTGAGCGCGTGGACGGGATCTTCCGGGCGCTGAGCCGGCAGCACGTCACGAATCAACCGCAGGGCTTCGGCAAGCGCATGATCATCCAGGGCGTGTTCAGCTACGGGACGGCCGGGCATATCAACGACCTGCGGTGCGTCATCGCAAAGTTCATGGGGCGCGACGAGCCAAAGCATGGCTCTACCGATCCCGTCATCAAGGCGGCGAGTCGGCAAAATGGCCAGTGGATGTCGGTTGACGGCGGAGCGCTGAGGATTCGCGTCTACGGTGGCGTGGCCACGGCTCACCTTGAAGTTCACCCGGACATGGCGTGGCGGCTCAACGCTATCCTGGCGAACCTGCACCCGACAGCTATACCAGCCGAGCTGAGAACAAAGCCGAAGCGCGCCAAGAAGCTCAAGGACTTCGAGCTGTTCGACAGGCCGCTGCCGTTTGCCGTGGTTGACCTGCTCGCCGGGATGCGCCAAGTCAGCGAAAAGCTGGACGGCTGGCCAGAGCGCTACAAGGAAGTGCCGAACGCGATGCGCTTCGACTATGGCCAGCACGACAAGGCGGCTATGGCAGAAGCTGAGAAGGTATTGCAGGCGCTAGGCGCGACCAAGGTCGCCCACTACTGGCAGTTCGATTACAACCCGACCGAGGTGCTGGACGCCGTAGTGTGCTCTGGCTGCATCCCTGACCAGAAGTCGCACCAGTTCTACCCGACCCCGGAGAACATCGCGCTGGCGGCGGTTGAGCTGGCTCAGATCGAACCGCACCACGGCGTGCTTGAGCCGAGCGCAGGCCAGGGTGGCATTGCCGATCATCTGCCACAGCTGCAAACGACCTGCGTCGAGATCAGCCCTCTGCATTGCGAGATCCTGCGCGCCAAGGGGCACAGCGTCATCGAGGCCGACTTCCTGAAGTGGGCGGCACGCCAGCCGAAGGCAGATCGCATTGTGATGAACCCGCCATTCAGCGAGGGCCGCTGGCAAGCGCACCTAGGGGCAGCTGCTGCGCTGCTTAAGGAGGACGGCCGCCTTGTGGCAATCCTTCCGGCCAGCGCCAAAGGCAAGGAGCTGCTGCCGGGCTTTGCGCACGACTATTCACGCATCTACGACAACGAGTTCGCCGGCACTAGCACTGCCGTCGTGATCCTGACTGCTACCCACAAATGAACGCACCAATCTTCTGCCGCACGGACGGCAAGCGGATCGGCCAATGCGCCTGTTTCCGCTGCCGCCCACCGGAGCCGCCCAAGGAGGCGCCATGCGCACCTACACCATCACCGTAACCGAGCGCCAGGCAGCAGAGCTGCAAGAGGCCTGCGAGCTACTGGCGCGGATCAAGATCGGCCAGATCGACCACGCCATTGAGCGGCTGCCGGGCTTCTACGACCGGCGCGACTGGGAGCAGGTCCACGCCACGCGGCACGAGATCCAGCGCCTTGCCAACACGCTGATGCCAGAAGCCACAAAGCGCCGAGAGGATGGCGTTGCGTGGGACTTGTATCAGGTCATCCGGCATCGCTTGTCATGGGATCGCGCACACGACCAAGGCGTCATTCAGCCAGGCGAGCCGCGCAAATGGCCCGAGATGATGGGCGTCAGCTACGACGAGCCGCTGGCAATGAGCGGCCTGCCGCTGGCCACAATCAAGGAGATTGAGCATTGAACGACACACTGAAGGCAGCCGGGCGAATCGGCACTGAGCTGGGGGCTGCGAAGGCTGAGAACGAGAAGCTGCGCGGGCTTTTGCGTGACGTGGAGTTCCGCGGATTGCTGACAGGATGGGAGCCATGTCTTATTGGCCATATCACAGCCGCCCTATCCCAGCAGGACGAGCCCACCGACACCTACACAGCCGTCGACATGGTCACAGCCGCAGCGCAGGGGTTCAGGGATGGGCAGGCGGCATTGGTGGAAGCAGCGCAGGGCGCGCTATCCGAGATACAGGCGACCCTCGAAGACGCTTATCTAAACGCCTACCCGGAATGCTGTGGGCAGGCTCACCTCGAATGCTGCGGTTCACCACTGCAGGCGTGGAGCGAGGCCGACCAGAAAATCATGGATCGGTTCGCGCCGCACGAGAAAGCGCTGCGCCATGCACTTGCCGCCCCCATCGCGCAGACCGCCCCGCAAGGCAAGTTCCGCATGGGCGACCTCGTGAAGAAGTCCACCGGCAGCGAGTGGGTTGGCCGCGTGGTTGGCTGGTACTCCACTGAGCAGACCAAGGAAGGCTACGCAGTCGAGAGCAGCGCGCATCGCAACAGCGTGCAGATTTACCCGGCTAAGGCACTGGAGGCAGTGGAATGACCATCGCCGAAGACTACTTCGCCGACGCCGGCGAAACGGTTGGCCAGGCCGTCAAGCGGATGCACGCAGATGGGTTCAGCATCGAGCGTGCATCACAGCTGATCGGCTACTGCACGTCCAGCGACCTGCGCAAGTATCTGGCGCGCAGAGGCTTGGAATGCCCTTGGCCGAAGAACACCTACCGGGGCCGACGTGGCCACCCGCCGATCAAGATCACCGATGCCGTTATGGAGCGATACGTTGCCATGCGGCATTCCGGTGTGTTCGCCAAGGACGCAGCAGCGGACGTTGGGTTCAACGCAGACCAGATACGCAAGGCCATTCAGCAGCGCCGGCCGGACCTGAGCCTGCCGCGCGGCCGCACTAGAGGCGATCGATACAGGCATAAGGAGGCAAGCCATGGCTAGCGCAGATATCCGCCCCGGCCCCTTGATCCGCCAGCGGCGCAAGGCCCTAGGCATTACCCAGCCCGCGCTGGCTGAGCAGGTCGGCGTCAATCCAACAACCCTGTCCCGCATAGAGCACAGCCATAACGCCGGATGGACGAACATTGTGGCGCTACTGCATGCAGTCGGCGCGGAGGTGATTGTGAAATGAGCAAGGTATTGGTTGATCGGGAGCTGCTAGAGCGGGTGCGCGAGCTATTTAATTACGACGAGCATACGGGCCATTTCACATGGAAGGTCAGAACAACTAACAGCATCAACGCTGGCGATCGAGCAGGATGGATTCGCCCTGATGGATACATCGGCATGCGCTTTGATGGACGCTACTTCCAGGCGCACCGTTTGGCTTGGCTGTACATCAAAGGCGAACTGCCATTAGGCCAGATCGATCACATCAACGGGGTTCGAACTGACAATCGAATCGTCAACCTTAGAGACGTTGCCCACAAAGACAACGGCAGAAATCAGAGGCTTGCAGCGAACAATAAATCCGGGGCCAACGGGGTTCACTGGTTTAAGAGTAGAGGCAAGTGGAGAGCTGAGATCACCATAGACGGCAGAAAGGTTCACCTTGGCTACTTTGGCGATCTTGACGCTGCTAGGTCTGCAAGGAAAGACGCAGAACGTCGTCTCGGGTTCCACAATAACCATGGCCAACCGAGAAGCGCCGCCCTGGCTGCGAAGGAGGCGTGAATGATCATTCACATCACCGTTCCCGTTTTCTACGAGTTCGAAGGGTGGAAGTTCGAATACGACCGGCGCAAGCCTTTTGGTCCATGGCCGCTGAAAAACGATCTTGAACCAAGAGCCAGAGCAGGTCGCAAGTTCTATCAGATGTTCGGCCGCTTCAGTGCCCTATCGCGCGATGAGCAAGAGTCACATCGTATTCACTGACACCCTGACCCCAAGTCTGGTGCTAACCCCCTAACCCCACCCAAACACACAGCCTGCCGGCGAGAGTCGGCGGGGAGGAGATTCTGCATGTCCGAAAGAACCTACCCGTACAAAGCATGGGTGCTTATGCCTTCTTTCAAACCAGTCGAGGTCGAGCTGGCACGCAACTACGGCGTGTATTACGACGAGACGGCGAATGGAAAGATCTACCACATTGAGCACAGCCTGTACCAAACCAAAGCGGCAGCGATAGCAGCAGGCCGCAAGAAAATCGACGAGCAGCAGGCCGACATCGCCAAGCGCCTGGAGCGAATCAACAAGCGAATCGCAGCACTGGACAAGGCCGAGCGCGAAGCCTAACCCCACACGCAGCAGGAGATAGACATGCAGCACACAGACAAGGCGATAGCAGAGTTCGAGGCGTGGTGGGACAGGCAGCCTCACCGCGAGCAGTTCGAGGATTTGAAGCAGCAGTTCTGCAACGTGGCGGTGGCGTTCTACCAGAAGGGGCGGGAGGACGTGGTGATCGAGCTGCCGGACACAGAAAGCAGATCAGAGGACTGGCTAGTTGGGCGAGATGAATGCCGTCGCGCCATCGAAGCAGCCGGCGTAACGGTGAGGGGGTGAGGGATGTTCATGACTCCGCAGGAAGTGGCGGACCTGACCGGCTACCAGAAGCCAAGCAAGCAGATTGCCTGGCTCACGGCTGAGCGGTTCGGGTTCGTAGTAGGCGGTGACGGTCATCCAAAGGTGCTGCGCGACGTTGTATTGTCGCGGCTTGGAGCCGTCAAAACATCGAAAAAGGAGCCGCAGCTGAGGCTGACAGGCTGAGGACACGAGCATGCGCCCGAGGAAGAAGGACCGGCATCTGCCGGCGTGCATGTACCAGAAGCACGGAGCGTACTATCTGGTTCGCAATGGGAAGTGGGAGCGACTCGGCGCAGACCTTCAGGACGCTCTCCTGCTGTACGCCAAGCACATATCCGCAGGGACGCAAGGCGGGATGCCCGATCTGATCGGTCGCGCACTCAAGCACCACTGCTCGCACAAGAAGCTGAGCCCGAACACGGTAGCGCAGTATGAGATAGCCGCCGAACGGCTGAAAGCGATCTTCGCCGAGTTCGAGCCGCACCAGGTTCTGCCAAAGCACGTCGCCGCGGTGAAGATGCAGCTGGCCGACACGCCGAACATGTGCAACCGCATCCTGTCATTCCTGCGCATCGTGTTCGGCTACGCGCTCGAGTGGCAAGAGGTAGACTCAAATCCGTGCATTGGCATCACGCGCCATGCTGAAGGCCGGCGCGACAGGTACATCACCGATGCCGAGTTCGCCGCCCTGCTCAACGCGGCAAGCCCTTACATTCGATCCATCCTTGAAATGTGCTACCTGACCGGCCAGCGCATCGGGGACGTGATCGCCATCCGCCTGGCTGACATCAGCGACGAAGGCGTTTCGTTTGTGCAGGAGAAGACGGGCGCAAAGCTGATCGTGGCCATGACGCCAGACCTGCAGGCCGTCATCGATCGCGCAAGGGCGCTACCGCGCAAGGTCCGGACACTCACTCTGTTCTGCTCGCGCACCGGGAAACCAGTCAGCTATGAGACGGTCAAGGAAGCGTTTCAGGCGCTGCGCGAGAAGACCGGCATCCATGACGTGAAGATCCACGACATCCGCGCCAAGTCGCTCACCGATGCCGACCGCGAGGGCAAGAATGCGCAGACGCTCGGAGGCCACACGGACGCCAGAATGACCGCTCGCTACCTGCGCGGCCGGTTGCCGAAGATCGCCCAGGCGCCGACAATGCCATCCCGGATCGGCTGAAGTATTAGACAGAATCTATGAGTATTAGACAGAAAGCCTCAGAGGCCAGTAACGACGGGCTTTCTAGCCACACTCCGATGATGCAACAGTACTGGAAGCTCAAGCGTGAGCATCCGGACCAGCTGATGTTCTACCGCATGGGCGACTTCTATGAGCTGTTCTACGACGACGCCAAGAAAGCCGCCGCGCTGCTCGACATCACCCTGACCGCGCGCGGTCAGTCGGCGGGCACGGCAATACCCATGGCCGGCATTCCGTTCCACTCCGCCGAGGGCTACCTGGCGCGGCTGGTCAAGCTCGGCGAATCGGTGGTGATCTGCGAGCAGATCGGCGACCCGGCCACCAGCAAGGGGCCGGTGGAACGCCAGGTGGTACGCATCATCACGCCGGGCACGGTGAGCGACGAGGCGCTGCTCGACGAGCGCCGCGACAACCTGCTGGCGGCGGTAGTCGGCGACGAGAAGCTGTTCGGCCTGTCCGTGCTGGATATCGCCAGCGGCCGTTTCAGCGTGCAGGAACTCAAGGGCTGGGAGACCCTGCTTGCCGAACTGGAGCGTTTGAGCCCGGCCGAGCTGCTGATCCCTGACGATTGGCCGCAGGGCCTGCCGCTGGAGAAACGCCGCGGTGTGCGCCGTCGCGCGCCCTGGGATTTCGATCGCGACTCGGCCTTCAAGAGCCTCTGCCAGCAATTCTCCACTCAGGACCTCAAGGGCTTCGGCTGCGAGAACCTGACCCTGGCCATCGGCGCCGCCGGTTGCCTGCTCGCCTACGCCAAGGAAACCCAGCGCACCGCCCTGCCCCACCTGCGCAGCCTGCGCCACGAGCGCCTCGATGACACGGTGATCCTCGACGGTGCCAGCCGGCGCAACCTGGAGCTGGACGTCAACCTGGCCGGCGGCCGCGAGAATACACTGCAATCGGTCATGGACCGCTGCCAGACCGCCATGGGCTCGCGCCTGCTGACCCGCTGGCTGAATCGCCCGCTGCGCAACCGCGAGATCCTCGAAGCACGCCAGGACTCGATCACCTGCCTGCTCGAGCACTACCGCTTCGAACAGCTGCAGCCGCAGCTCAAGGACATCGGTGACCTGGAACGTATCCTCGCCCGTATCGGCCTGCGCAACGCCCGTCCGCGCGACCTGGCGCGCCTGCGCGACGCGCTCGCTGCGTTACCGCAGCTGCAGGCCGGCATGCAGGATCTGGTGGCACCGCATCTGCTCGGACTGGCGAAAAGCATCGGCACCTACCCGGAACTGGCCGACCTGCTGGCGCGCGCCATCATCGACAATCCGCCTGCGGTGATTCGCGACGGCGGTGTGCTCAAGACCGGCTACGACGCCGAGCTGGACGAGCTGCAGTCGCTCTCCGAGAACGCCGGCCAGTACCTGATGGATCTGGAGACCCGCGAGAAAGCGCGCACCGGGCTGGCCAACCTCAAGGTCGGCTACAACCGCGTGCACGGATACTTCATCGAGCTGCCGAGCAAGCAGGCCGAATCGGCGCCGGCCGACTACATCCGCCGGCAGACGCTCAAGGGCGCCGAGCGCTTCATCACCCCGGAACTCAAAGAGTTCGAGGACAAGGCGCTGTCGGCCAAGAGCCGTGCCCTGGCCCGCGAGAAGCTGCTCTATGACGAGCTGCTGGAAATGCTCATCGGCCATCTGCCGCCCCTGCAGGAAAGTGCCGCCGCACTGGCCGAGCTGGACGTGCTGAGCAACCTCGCCGAGCGGGCACTGAATCTCGATCTGAACCGACCCCGCTTCGTCGAGCAACCCTGCCTGCGCATCGAGCAGGGCCGTCACCCGGTGGTGGAGCAGGTATTGGAGACGCCTTTCGTCGCCAACGATCTCGCCCTCGACGACGCCACCCGCATGCTGGTCATCACCGGGCCGAACATGGGCGGTAAGTCCACCTACATGCGCCAGACCGCGCTGATCGTGCTGCTGGCGCAGATCGGCAGCTTTGTCCCGGCGGCTGCCTGCGAGCTCTCGCTGGTGGACCGCATCTTCACCCGCATCGGCTCGTCGGACGACCTCGCCGGCGGGCGCTCCACCTTCATGGTGGAAATGAGCGAAACCGCCAACATCCTGCACAACGCCAGCGACCGCAGCCTGGTCCTGATGGACGAAGTGGGCCGCGGTACCAGCACCTTCGATGGCCTGTCGCTGGCCTGGGCCGCCGCCGAACAGCTGGCCCGGTTGCGCGCCTTCACGCTGTTTGCCACCCACTACTTCGAACTGACCGTGCTGCCGGAAAGCGAGCCGGTGGTGGCCAACGTGCACCTCTCGGCCACCGAGCACAACGAGCGCATCGTCTTCCTGCACCACGTGCTACCCGGTCCGGCGAGCCAGAGTTACGGTTTGGCGGTGGCGCAACTGGCAGGCGTGCCGGGAGAAGTCATCCAGCGTGCACGCGACCATCTGTCGCGCCTGGAAACCACCAGCCTGCCCCACGAAGCGCCGAGAATGGCACCCGGCCAGCCAGCGCCGCCCATGCAGAGCGACCTGTTCGCCAGCCTGCCGCATCCGGTGCTCGAGGAATTGGGGCGGATCAATCCCGATGATGTAACGCCGCGCCAGGCGCTGGAGCTGCTATACAGCTTGAAATCACGCATTTGA